CTAAATTATTACAATCTAATGTAGTAACGGCATAATATCTAACATATCTACCATCAGCAGTATCACTACTATATACAGTAATACTAGTTCCATTTAATTCAATAGTAGAACCATTTATACCTGAGTTCTTAGATGTTAATACATTATACCAAGTTTCTGCTGTATTAGCCTAGTATCTATCATTAGATACCTTAATGTCTCCATAAGCATTAAATGCTAAACGAGATCTTCTCAAATCATCACCATAATTATAGGAAGTCATGTTTATTAGGGCAAATCCAGTAATAAATGGAGAATTAGTTAAAGTGGCAGTAGAAGCATCTGTAGTACTATAATAAATACCACTATTTTTAATAGCTCCTACATTAGTGTTGTCAGCTAATTCATATACAGATAGCCTATTATATAATAAAGTATTTAATTTATTATCCTCTGCAATGCCTGCTAAGAAATTAACTATTTCTTCCCATTTATTAATAGCCTTATCAGTATCAGTTCCAGTTATGTTACTAACAAAGTTATAAGCTGTATTCCAACTATTAACTAAGGCGGAAGTAATACCATCAAGTACTGATTTATTAGCATGAGAATGTGCATTATTAGCTGCATTATCCCATCTAGCTATATTTAATGTCTATAGCTTCCAGCCATTAGCCTTTCCATTAGTTAAGATAGCTTGATTCTCAGTAGTACTAGAATGAGTAAGAGAGTTCCAAGCATGAGTATGTGCTGATGGTGTGTATGATGAAGGCTTCCCTGTTACATTAGCCCAAGCTACAGAGCCTGCTGAATCTGCATATCCAGCATTTAATTTAAACCATCCACTCCACTTACCCGAATCATAACATCTTTTATAAATATAAGGTATAGTAGAATCAGGTATTTGTATTTGAAATGGAGTTCCCACATCAGAAATATATAAATAAGCACTATGATTAGTATGAGCTGCATTAGTAGCAGCTATTCTTGCAGCAGTTAAACCTGCCGCTAAATTATTACAATCTAATGTAGTAACGGCATAATATCTAACATATCTACCATCGTGATTATGGTCTGAATTAGACTTGCCATCAATTAAAGCTTTTAAAACTTTACCTTGTTTAGCAGAAAGAGAACTAGTAGTGGAATCACTAGTTAAGTTATCCACTACTGGTCTCCATGTATTAGTATCTGTGCCTTTAAATTCAACCCCTCGTGCAAATATATTTTGCCCCCTGAGGTCAAATGTAATATCTTTGTTATTTGGTGGAGTTGTTAAGGCTGCCACCGTAGAGGGATTAAATGCTATTTTCATTATTTATTATTCATATTCATATTTACCGGTACTAACATTATACCATGCTAGACCAAAACCTATATCAAAATCATCGGTAGATGTACTATCCTAATCTGCAGTTTTTACATAGATATCTCCAGTTGGCATAAAATTAAGAGTTTTATTACCTATAGAGACTCCGCCAACTTTAATAGTTCTCCAAGTATTTATAAATGCATTACTAGGTAGTTTATACCAACTAGGAGTAGCCTAACCATCAGATGATGCTAATAAATAGAAAGATTGTCCTATAAAAGTCTTATTTGTATTTATTAATTGTGGAGCTAAGCCATTTGCATCTTTTGAAACAACCCCATAAGTAGTATTAACCCAAGGAACATTAACATATAGCTACTAATTAGAATCAACTTTTACTGCATAGTTCTTACTCACTAAATCAGTACTAAAGTTAGTGTTAGCATTTACTGATAAATTTTTATTTATACTATCCCAAGTAAAAGAGATACCATTACCATTTTTAAAGTTAAGGGCAGTACTGTCAGAAATAGATAACACTTCTGTTGAATTAACATTTACAGCTCTACGTCCATGTATAGTAGCAGTTTTAGTAGTGCCACCAATAGTAACAGTTAATACATCATTTATATAAGTTAAAGTTGTAAACAAAGCTTTCTTTGCAGCATCTGTTAATCCTCCAGCAATAATTTCTGACTAATTTGTCCAGATTGGAGCACTATTACCTCCTCTACTAGTTAAAATCTATCCCAAGGCTCCAGCAGTAGTAGGAGCAAAAATAGAAAAAGTATCAGTATCATTAGAATAAAATCCTTTCTAAACTCCGTTTATTGTATGATAAATCTAACCATTAATATTAGTCTAAGCTACTGTCCAAGCGGTATTTTCACCAGTCGAATCTGCCTTAATACAAATAAGTAAATCTCCTACTTCACACTATACTCCTGCATACCTTCCAGCAGTTACTACTCTATAAGTATCACCTACTTTAGCAGTCCTAGATGGAAATTCTGCCTCAGTTCCATTAATAATATAATTATTAGCAGAAGTTAATCCTATAGTGCCCTTAAATCGCATTGCATCATTAGCTGCAAGCGACTAATTAATCTTATTTAGTATAGTCTTACTATCCCATAAATGTTTATTATCTGCTACAGTATTATCTATAGGTAATTTATCTATAGGAATTATTCCAGTTCCCCAAGGAATATAATCGACTCCATGAGTAATTATATGACCATCTTTTGTAAAATATAATTTTATATAATCACCTGTCTCTGATTGAGCTAATTTTAACTTATCAACTACATCATTATAAGAAGTCGCAAAATTTAATAATGCCATTATTTATTACTAATTTATATCCTCCCATTTGAGAGAAATATTATTGTTATTTACCATAAAGTCATCTCCAAAATTTATGTTAGAATCTGCATTTCCATCGTATTGTGAATATACAGCATTATTTACGGTTGTTATCTATTTTTTAATAGGCTCAGTACTTACAATATGTCCATTCTAATCATACTATATTAAATAAGACTTAGGAATTTCATTAGGTATAATTTTATTAGTATGTGCAATTGTTATAGAAGTTCCCTATTTAGAAGCAGTTAATCCTGAATTATTAGGAGTGATTATTTGTTCTATTTTTTTAGGAAGAACTTTATCTAAAGTAGTTACCTAATCCCCATTAATTAAAACAGCCTCTGCTACAGTTTGTGGAAATACCTAATCATTTGCTAATATTACTTTAACTAATTTATTGTTCATCGTATAAATTATCAGGTATATTATAATTCACTGTGACTGCAACTCCTGATGATGTAGTAACATCTTGTGCTGTTAATGCTATAGATTTTAAAGCATTAAATTCAGTTTTAGTTACATAATCATCTAAGTTAACATCTGTTGTTAAAGAACCTATCTATTCCCAAATATAGGTAGAATCTTTATTAATACAAATATATTCTGTAAAAATATTACCATTTACTCCTCCAGGATTAGGAACTAAGTATATAATGTTTTCATAGTCTTTTCTCGGAGGAGAAGGTAACACAGTAACTATTTTATACTAAAATCCTAAGGTACTAGTATTAGTAACGCTAATAACACCATCAGAAGAAATAGTAATTCCATCACCCGCAGTTAGTTTATCCTACTTATTCTATAAAGTATTATTTATACTAGTAAGAGTTTTATTAATAGTATCTATACTTAGAGTATTAGTTCCAACAATTCCTAAAGTAGTTTTTAATACTTTATCTAATGTAGTAATTCCTAAAGATTTTAATCCAGGAATATTAGTAGCGTTTACTACTACTGCCTCAGCTAAAGTAATAGGTACGAATTCCTAATTGTTTTGGTATAATCTTTTTATTTGGGTACTCATAATGTAAATAAATTTTCTGGTATATTGTAGTCTATATTAGATTTTAGAGAGGATTTTACATAATCTAAATTCTATATAGCTTCATTAAAATAATCTTTAGTAATATAAGACGATAAATCTACTCCTGATAAATCTTTTATAAATTTATCTATCTAAGTTTTACTATATATATCTAAATTATCTCTAGCTAACTATTTTTCTAATTCTGTTTTAAATTCTCCTAAAAAATTCTCTTTACATAAATGCTGATGCCACTAAGGTTTAGGGCAATCTTTATGTAAAGCATTATCACAACCAAATCCAGTATTTATTTTATCAATAATAGAATCTTTATTTACTTCTTTAGAAGATTCTTGTTTTATAACAGGTTGTTCATTATGAATTACCCCATAAGTCTATTTAGGAATACGTATAGAAACAGAACTGGACTAAGAATCCTTGACTCCTAGCCCAATATCTTTTTTAACACTAATTTTCATTTAAAATAACCTTATTTGGATATTTAGCAGTGTAGTCATATTTAAGTAATTCTTCAATAGTACTTAACTATTTTATATTCTAAAGATGTTCTGCAGTTATTGAAAAACATTTCCCAGCATATACCTCTAACTAATTAAGAAATTCTTTTAATTTATCTGAAGAAATAATTAAATAATTATCATTTAATTGCAAAGTTATCTATTTTGTACCACTGTCTATTAATCTAAATAAACCTATTCTAACATCTTTACTTAACCAATATTGTTTATCCTAATAATAAAATGAATTAACATATTTAGAAGCGTCATAATAAACAATAGATTTCTTTAATATGGTTTTTAAAGAGAAGAAGTTTAAAACTCCTTCTCTTAATGTTAATATTTCAGACCATTGTTTATTAGTTGGAAATGCTTCTTTATATATATTAAATATCTCATCTAAGGTATAAGTAGAATTTTTAACTATATTAATATTTAACTATTCCATTATTTCTATTGATAATTAAATTGTGCACAAGGAAGAGGTTTATGTTTTAGTAATCTCCATCCATTATATGCTGCTCCCTAGATTCCCATTCCAGTATTTCCATCATTACTGCCAGGTACCCATTGGTAACTATATTCATATCCGCTTACAGAATAATTACTTATTTCCTAGTAAGTATAGTTATGACATGTAGCATCTGTATTAGTACATAAGTTATTAGAGTCTGCTAAAGTATTCCATGCAGTGGGCATATAGTTACCAGCATTTTTATAAGCTGTAGAGAATATAGGATTTTTTAAATCCCCTGATTCTTTAGGTATGGCATCTGATATATTAGATTTTATAGGAATATCTCCAGTGGAGAAATTATTTCCTGCTGCACTATAACCTCTGTAATAAATTAAAGTAGCTAATTCCTAGTATGAAGGAACATACCACTTACCTTTACTAAAATAATTCTAGAAGGCTTGAGTATTCTTTTCTTCTTCAGTTACTGTAGGTTCATATAAATATGTTTCATAGAAATATGGATACAACAAACACTACATTTGTTCTAGATGCTAATTACTTATATTTGGAATATTAGCTAATAAAGTATCTAAATTTTCTTTAGTAGTTATTGAATAACTGCCTCCAGTAGCTTGAATTAAATCAGGATAAGTTCTAACTAATAATCGTAACAATGTAGAGTTTACATTATTTATATAAGCCTAAGTATCTGCCTTACCTGTAAATGTAGAAGGAACCTTCTATTTAAAGGTAGTCAAAGTAATAGGCTAATTAGCATCAGCATCTACAGTGCTTGTAACACCTTTAGTAATATAATAAGTATCTCCAAGTCCCGACATCTGACTATTTAACCAGAATTTTACATTATAAAGAGCTTTTCTATCATCAGAGGCTCCCTAATTTGCTTCATCTGAATATCCTACATACTAAGGGTCTAAGTATTCCTTACCAACTATATAAGCTGTTCCTGCAGTGGCTGAAGTCTTATTAATAGCAAAAATTAATCCCATTAATGTTTTACTAGGCATATAAGCACTAGAGTAGGTACCATCGGCATAAACAAAGTTACCTAATTCAGGAGCTCTCCAAGCAAAGTAAATATTTATAGTTCCAGAGGTTAGAGTATTACCATTAGTAAGTTTTACAGTAATAGTGGCTGTAGTAGTTTTAGAGGAAGAAGCTGTTTTTAAAGTAATAACACCAGTTCTATTATTTATAGTAGCTACATCTGATACATCAGAATTAAATCTATAAGTAATATCTGGAATTACTTTTCCTCCTTCAGTAATTAAAGCTACATTATTACCATCAAGGCTTAATCCAAATGGATTTCCTGAATATCCTTGACCATAAACTGAAATCTCAGTTTCACAAGAAATATTATAAGCAGTAGTTACTTTATAATTAATATATAAACTATTATCTTGAGAATCTATATTTCCATATAAACTTACTAAATTAACTTTATCATTATAACTAATACCTGATAACTCATTGTCAGAATTAACAATAGTTAGTTTACCAGTAAGTTTAGCCTATAGTAATACTAATTTCTATAAAGCTTTTAAAGAGATTCTATTATTTAAATTTCTTAAAGTAACTGACTCAAGACTAGGGCAAGTAATTAACTATTCGCAGAAATTTGAAATATCAAATTGTCCAACTTTAGCACAATTAATATCAACTGTTTCTAAGTTATTTAAACTTTCAAATCTAACCTCTTGTAAACCTTCATTATCAGTGATAACTAAACTAGTCAAAGCTGCTGGATAGTGTATTTTAGTTAATCTACTACCAGTAGGTAATGCTACCGTAGCTATATTAGTTCCTGTAAGAATAACTTCCTTTAACTTAGGAGTGTGTTTAGAATCAAGATTTATAGTAGTTAAAGAACGTACGTTAGTTAAATCTAATTTCTCTAACACATTACAATTTAAAGTTAGAGAAGGTGGCTAGAATAAAGGTAAGCTATCAGAACCTGTATTAGCAGAAAACTCTAATAATTTTGGAGCTGATAAAGAGTAATCTCCCTAATTAAATAATACCTAGTTAAAATTATCAAATCTTTGTATATAATTACCTCCTAATACATAATAAGAAGCATCATTTGTTATAGATATAGTAACTTCAACAGTCTCTCCAGCACTTACTCTATTAGGAATATACAGATTACTAACACTACCAACTAAATATCCTAAATATAAATACTAGTAAGGAGTAATTCTTACTTTATAGGTTTGAGAATTTTGAATATCTTCCTTTACTTTAATAGGAATACCTGCACCCTCACGTCCAAAAGTAGCTATTCTAGCTTGACTTAAAAACATTGTAAGTCTTTTACGCATAAAAGCTATTTCACTCTCTAAACAACTACCATGTTCCTAAGATACTGGAGTTTGTCCATTATTAGCCCAAGTTACTCCTGCTTCTTTCTAGTTATCAAAGAATATTTGAGCACATTCATAAGCTAGTCTAGATACATAGTTATACGTTACAGCTGGATAATATTTCTACACATAATAGAAATACTAAGTCATCCAAGTATCTAAAGAAGATTCAGCAGAACCAAACTTCATCTATAATAACATTGTTGATAACATATCATCAATCTTATCTTTATAAGTTATATCTACTAGTTCAAAGAATGCACTTGATCCTCCCCACATCTACTTATAAGTTTTATCAGATTCTAGAGAAGGTTCTAGTAAGAAATAAGGTTTTTTCTATAAACCTCTATTATCAGTAGCTAAGATTGTATCCATATCATCCTATAATAACTAGATTTTACAATCTTTATTAAATAATTTGAAATATGTATTCTTAGCTCTATTATCAGTACCTGCCAATAATCTAATAAAAGCTTGGTGATATATTATATCCTCAACATGAAAGTATGTTCCAAACTTATTTTTAAAATCAGTTTTTAAATCTTCTATGTAAGTATTAATATTCTCAACTCCAGAAGTACCTAACTATTCATGGAATTTTTTCAAGTTAAAAGTATTATACTCATAGACATTAGTGTTATGAGCACTTCTAACTGTAGATAACTTCTAAGAACCATCACTATTTAAAACTGGTAATCCAGCCGGAACCCATAACATAGAATATTTATCATATCTAAAGACATCCCACTAAGCTCCTTTAAAATAAGTATTATCCTAATAATTAATACTTGTAATATAATACTTTTTAGTTATATCAAGAGAAGTATTACGAGGGTCATTTAATGAATAAGTTTCTTTATAAGGTAATAAATTAATAGTATGCATATATACAAAATTATATGCTTCTATAAATTTATTTAAAGTTTTCTATCCGCCAGCGGACATTGTATTTCCATCATCATCAGAACTATCTAATCCAAAATCAACATCAAATGAATCAGATAATGCATAAGAAGGCGCTCCGTCATTTACTACTAACTATTGGGTTTTCCAAGTTTCACCACTTAATGTAACTATACTAGGACTCCAAGGAGCTAACCAGTTACACAATTCTCCATTATTTTCGGCTCCTTCTAGTAAAATATATTCAGGAGTTGTATCTCCAGAATAACCAAATGTATTCTTATCTCCCTTTGCAGAACCCCAAGTCTAAAATCCCGCAAACATTATTTTAGAATCATCAAGCTAAGCCAAATCAGATAACTTATAATTAGATACATCCTTTAAGTCAGTTTCTACATAGAAGGCTATAAATATATCTTCAAGACAAGCTTTTCTTCCTTTTATTTCTTCAGGTGTAAAGTCTGATTTGTCTACACAAGCATCCCATAAATCATGGAAAGCTCTAACTGCGCCTATTTTATGAGACTACATAGAAGAAGCATAATTAAATTTACCACATAACTTCTATATACCAATAGCACAATCTGTATCCTCTGGCATATAGTAATACTTACTATTATACTAATAGTTATTTGGATTATCCCCTGTAGGCTCAACATATTCATCAAGTTCCTCGTTATAACATCCCTATGAAGTAAATGTAGGCTTCTTCATCTGAATATTATACCAATAATATTTCATAGCAGAGGTACCTTGACCACTAATAGATGTATTAATAAATCTACCAGAGCAACGATTTATCTGTGCTTCTGATAAAACATGGCTCTCTTCAGTAGCTATACTATTTACATAATTTACAAATACTGTGCATCCTTTAATAGATACTCCTTTAACTAAATTAAACTAATGAGGATATCCATGAGTATTTGGCATTATATATACCAAAGTATTATATAATGATTTAACTTTATTATAAGATATGTAAGTATCATTATTAGCATCAGTAGCAACTAAGTCATTTAACTACTGGAATTTGGACTTCTCAGTAACAGAAGACATAGTAGAGATATAATTATTTTCTATCTCTTTTAAAGTTAAAGCTCTATTATATATTCTGAGTCCATAGATATCAAGATCTGCAGATTCTGGACTAACTTCTAAATTAAATCCGTCATACTAGAAATCTGTCAAGTAATCATACTTGTATAGACGATCAATACCTCCATTTATAAATATTCTAACTAAATTAGTTGTTTTATTAGCTATTTTTTTAACTTCTTTTGGAACTTCTCTTGCAGGAGCTCTAAAATTAGGAACAACTTCAATTAAAATATGAGTTCTTGTATCTCCCTAAAATATAGAACTTTTAGCAGTCGTATCTATTTGAGTTATGTCTACGTTACCATATTGCCAGTTAAGTTCTGTAGGATATAATATGAATCTTCCTAATTTTAATAATGGTTTAGTTTCATCACTAATGTTATAAGACTTAAAATCTAACTCAAAAGTAAATCCCTAATTAGTTAACTAGTCAGATAAATCTAAGTTAATAATATTATTAGGATAATTTCCAGCAGATAATCTAAATACTGTTAAAGCATCGTCAGTAGTTAATCCATCAGGAGAAATTACTTTATCAAGAACTTCTCTAGTTATGATATTAGAATTATCAGGAGAATACTAATCAAAATAATAAGAACAATCAGGAGTATAACTGAAAGAACCTTTATTAGATACTTTAATAATAGTAGAGGTATCCCAAGATATTATATCCTATCCATCTATATTTACTACTAATACAGTGTTAAATATTTTTTGGGAGGCAGTTATTCCTAAGAAGTAACTAACATCCTATTCAATAACTCCGTCATCTCCAACTAAAGTTATTGTCTTAGTTTTATTTAACTTATAGTCTTCTGAGTTACCAGTTTCAGTAAGTTTAGTAACTATAGTAGATTCTTCCTAAGACTAACCTTTGAAGTATATAGATAATTTATATAATTTACTAAATTCCCAGTTATTTACTCCAGTGGATATTTCATTTATAGCATATAATACTTTATTAAAAGAAGTTACTCCCTTAGTATTTATTACCTAAACCTTTAAAGTATCAGATTTAATAGAAGCATTGCTAGTTACTGCTACATAAGCTTCGATAGTGTTTACTCCTGTATCAGTTAATGCTAAAATTAAATTATCCTAGTTTTTAACTGTAGAACCATTTATTTTATAGTAAATTAAATAAGAAGCACCTCCACCATCTTGCACTTCAAATCCAGCAGTACCTGAAACTATATAAGATTTGCCTGAATATCTAAGTTTAGGATTAACTACTTGAATCTTTTTAGTAGTGGTAGCTGTTACTGTTTTATCTTCTATATTTGCAGATGCTATAGCTCTAACAGATATATTAGAAGATGTTACTTTAGTATATAAATTTGTAATTTCTATATACTATATATCAGGAGAAGATTTTATACCCTATTCTAACTATATAAAGCCATTTCCAATATTTACAAATAATTTCTAAGCACTATTTACATGAGTAACTTTATTAGTTAATGGATTAGTGGCGGTGTATGTATATCTTACTCCTAAATATATTTTAGTACCTAATTTACAAAGTATAGTATCTTTATTTATCTAATTTTCGGAGTCAGTATTATTAAAATATACTCCTTCTATCTATATAGAATGATTATATATAGGTTGAGCTACACTTACTTCAGTTTGTACGATAGTATCTCCATTAGTATTAGCAATAGTTAATACATTACTAGAGCTATCGTACCCCATGCTAGCAGGTAAATGTCTAGATATTAAATCTTCTACCTGCTAGCCTGTAGCACCATCCCAATTCATTGTTAGATCTAGCTAATCTTGTTTATTTAAATTCTAAATTGCCATTTGTATTAATTATTTTTCCAAAAGTCATTATCTAACCAAGGTTTATCTTGTATCCAGGTACCACTGCCATAACAACTTTTAATAGCGTTATATACAGTTACCCAAACTAATTGAGAACCTTTATATATAGCTCCAATATCTTTCTAGACAAGCTACTATATCTAATCAATAAATTCTTTAATATTCTAATGAACTTCAGTTATTAATTTACCATTTCTATATATCATTTGCCTAGATCTTTTTAAGCCTTAGCTTTAAGCTCTTGTAATGATGTAGTTAAAGTTGCTACAGTAGATTTTAACTATGCTACATCAGCTTTTAACTATGCTACTGTGCTCTTTTCTTCAGCAGAATAATCATTAGTAGATAACTATTTACCTGCAACTTTGTCTACCTTACCATCTAGGGCAGCCTAGGTTGCTGTAGAAATAGGCTTATTCATATCCGAAGTATTATTTACTTGGTCTAAACCAATTTCTGTAGCAGTGTATGTAGGTTTAGTAGATGCCTTAGCCCAAGCACTAACATCACTAGCAGGTAATGTTGTAGGTATTTCTGTTTTAAGGGCAAAAGTTTTCTTATCTTCTGTATAAGTCGAATTATCTACTTTACTAGAAATATCCTGTATAGCACTATCTGCTTTATTCAAAGATGCCTGAACTTCTGAAGATAAATCTGTTTTAGGAATACCTCCTGAAGGTTTTACATATTTACCACTAATTTCTCCAGGAAGACTTTCTAATGAAGTTTTTAAAGCAGCAGTAAAATCTTCAGTAGATAATTGCTTACCTTTTACCTTATCAACTTTAGTTCCTAACTACGTAATTATAGTAGTTGCAAAATTAGAATCATTATTTAAAGCTGCTGCTAACTCCTTTAAAGTATCTAATGCTTCTGGAGCAGAATTAACTATCTCAGATATCTTCTAAGTTACATATTCTTTTGTAGAATAAGTATCTTTAATATTGTTATCCTCAGCATCAAATTTAGCTGCTAAGTCATACACAATGTCTCCGATTTTTAATTGATTTAATGTTTTCATTATTTAGTATTCTAATTAATAGTGTAAGTTATAAATATAGGGGTATTAGTATTATCCCTCCATCTTTTTCCTGCTTTTAATACTACTTTAAATCTATAAGTCCCTGGTTCAGATCCTCCATCACCTATAACATTATAATAGTCTGTACTTTCTAATTTATGGATATTTCCATCGTAATCAAAAGTTTGGTCGGTAGGTTTATCCACCAAAATAATATCTAAAGTATGAATACCTAATTCTAAAACTTTACCAGAAACAGTAAATAAATTTTGTAAAGCATTATTAAATAAATCAACTATCTGTTCTTGATTATAGTAATTAGTTTCTAAGAATTCACTTGAAACTATGCCTCCATTATTAGACTCAGTACCATGAGTCATATAATAAACATCAGGGTCTTTAGTTTCTAAGTCATCATATTCCTACTAATCCATAACTACTATTTTAGGAACATCTTTATCTAAAGCAATATCTTCTCCATTTACTGCTACTTTCTAACCTATACTAAGTGTAGTACCTTCATTAGATATAGATTTTAATTGGGCTTCAGAATTAGTAGTTACTTTAGTATTTATCTAATTAGTAGTTTCTTCTTTATATTGATTAAGATTTTGCTAATCAGTATCATACTATGATTTTGTAACAAATACGAAGTTATCGCCCTCAATTCCGTCACCTCGTAAACTTTCTTTAGTTACGAAGATATCATCTACCTTCTATTTTGTATAGTAATTATCTAAAGTTTTAGATAGCTTAGATTCAGGATTAGAACTATCTATATCATTAAGAGTAGCATAAACTTTGGCTAAATCTTGTAATGCTTTATCAGTTTTTTCAGATAAACTATTTAAAGCAGATATAGTAGCTTTCTTATTTACTTGATTAGTTAAATCTTCAAACTAAGTATATGATACATAATACTATCCTTTATCACTTATACTTTCTTCATATATATAATAATAAGTATCTTGATGCAGCCAAGTTTGACTATCATCTTTTGGAGTAAAATCTGGATTAGTATTATCCTACCACTTTTTATATTCCTACTCTGTACAAGTAATTATCTAAATTGCTTCATAAGAAGCTTTCCATCCTACAGCTTCTCCTATCTTATTTTTATCTATTAAAGTATAAATATTACCATCAGCAACACATACTACTGGCATTCCGTTATAAGCATACTTAGCAGGAATACTATATAAGTCTGCTCTAGTATCCACAACTAACCTAGTGTCTAATGGTTTTGGAGTTTGTACAGTTAACGAAACTCCAATGGCTGAATCTCCCTAGTATTTAAATCCCATTACTACATTAATTTAAATTGTAACTAATGTGGAAGTACTGAAGAATATTCATCATTTTTTGACCATACCTTATAAGTAATTCCATTTATCTATTCAGTTGTCTATGTCCAACCATTTAAGTCTACATTTAAAAATCCAAGACCTCCATTTACTTTAAAAGATAGTAACTAAGAATTAGCTCCTGGCAGTTTAATAACTGCTCTACCAGAAAGAGATATTTCCTATATTCCAGAATCAGTATTAAATGCCACCAGGTTCTATTTAAATACCTAAGTATTTGTACCTGCATACCATGGATAAGTAGCTATTGTAGAAGCTGAGGTTGAGATACTGCCAGCTTCTATTCTAGAATCTGTTATTTCTCCTTTATTATTAACTAAATATTCTCCCGCTGCATAATTAACAGTTGCTTCATATTTATATACTCCTATTCCTATATAAGAAGCATTATCATAATGAGAATCATTAAATGATATAGTTTCTACTGTAGAAGTCTAAGACCCGGCATCATTCTAAGTAAAAGTTAACTCAGGATGTAAAAGAGAACTTCCTACTTCTACTAAGCTAGGTAATTCTGAGTAAATTAAAGTTGGAGGAATTAAATTTCGAACATAAGCAGGAAATAACATTAAATCTAGTATATCTGATATAGTTTTACCATTTAAAGATTCAGCAGTTGTTCCTTCTTTGATTCCACCTACTGTATAAGGAGAAGAACCTGTAGTTCCTGTAAGATATTTATCTGAATTTTTTAAAGAATTAATAGCAGTAGTATTAGATTGTACCTATTTGGTATTATCATTTACATAAATACCATCTTCTTTAACTACAACTGCATTTACTTCTTCATTAGATACCTTTACTTCTAAAGTATTATCTCTTAATTCTATAGTTTTAGAATTTGCTAAATGTTGATTAATTCTGTTAGTGATTTTATCATCAACGTTTAGTTCTTCTAGTTTTTTATCAAATTCTAATATAGAGTTATTAATCTATTCTATAGAATTATTAATTGTTGTAATATTTTCAGTATTCTATTGTATAGAAGTTTGTAGTCCTGTAATATTCTACTAAATAGTTTTGACATCTTCTAATAACTATTTAATATTTTTATCACTAGCTTCATAAGACTAAATTAATCTTATACAATAGTCTAAAGCCTACTATACAGTTTTTATATCTTTATAACTATCTAACTATACATCTGAAGGATAAGTATATTTTCCAGTAGCTCCTAAAATACCTAGATTTTTTAAGACTTTATCTTTCTCAACCTAAGTTCTATATTCCCCTAAATAATTATTTCTTAATAAAGGTATTTTGAATGGGAGTACTGGTTTACCTTTTTTACAAGGTTCTAATTTAGCATTATCTACCTAAGTGTAAATAGTCTGTATTGCCATAATTTAATAATCGCTATTTAATATATTCCATACCTTCTAAGTGAATAGGCATATTAATAAAGCTAATTAAAGCTAAAATATATTGATAATCATTTTTATATCCCTTAATAGCTTTATTAATATACATATTATACTGCTTTATAGCTTCATATTTTAGAGCATCCACAATCAGAATATAATTTATTAGTCTTAGGAGCAGTACAAAATCCTCCACAAGTTTTAAATTGCTCTATAATACGTTCCGCTTCTAAAAACTATTTAAATCCTATTAAATAATCTATTATATTTAATGTCATCCATATAAAATCTCTGGCATATATATTAGAATCATATTCTGAAGATTTACACTTATTTAATAAAGAATCATATATTTTTTTACAATAATTTATATAACACTGCTATAAATTGCCATTAAAAAATATATCAATCTTACAATGTAAAATATTTGTTCCTTCGTAATTACGTTCTAATAATTCTTTTACTTCGGCTTCTACAATTTCTCCTTTTACTACTTTTTTTAGTTTATCATTTTCAACAAAGTATATACCTTCTGAAATAAATTCTGATAATTCAGTATCAGGATTTTCTAAAAAGTTATCATACCACTCACGTGTTGGAAGAACATAATGATTAACTACATAATAGCCATCTTCTTCAACATGGAAACTACAAACATCCATATTATCTCCATGTTTATTGATTAAAACATCCTATAATATAGCTTCTTCCATATTTACTTTAAGAATAGTATTTAATGTTACTGTTTTACTATACTTATATTTTAATGTAGAGACTCCATCTATTTCTTCTATTTTAGAATCCGGATAATCATCTCCTTCCGGAATATAATAACCATATTCTTTAGAGAAATCTTCAAGTGTTATATCTCCCTATAAGGAGTTATGTATATCAATAATAAATTCCATTATTTAACAATTGATATTAAAGTAGGAGAACTCCATACCGTAGAACCATTTAACTAATATACATCATTTACTACTGTAGCATTAATCATCCACAAATACCCAGTGAAAGATTCTGTAATCTAATCTTTCCAACCTTCAACTTTACTATAGTCGCCACTATTCTCTGTAACCGGAGGAATATTTATAGTATCAGTCACTTTATATTTATAAACAGGAATACTATTATATGCCCATTTAGCATTTTGTGCAATATTAAAAGCTCCCCATTCTCCAGTATTAGTTCTTGTTCTAGTAGCTATGTATCCATTTGGATTAGTAGCTGAAATACTTACAGGCGACTTAGACCATAAGGCATTTTCAGGTTTAGCTAATATATTCTCTAAAGTATCATTATAATAAGGTTTAGATACTCCATGATCATCAATACTATTATAAGCTACAGTTACTGCTTTAGTATCGGCAGATCTTGCTGTATATATAGTTTGGGTAGACTAAGACGATACACTAACTAATTCATAAGCTACACTAGTTGCTGAACTTTCAGCACTACTGCTAGCTCTTATTTCAGTCTTTTTCCAAGTATATGGAAATTCCGCATCTGGTTGCACAAAGTTTTCTCCCCACTAAATATTTTCATTATCTTTAACATCATCAAGATTCTTGTATGTTGTTTGTGCATAGGAAATTTTTATTTTTAATGTTATAGCATTTTCAGTAATCTAACCTATAGAAGTTGTTAGGTTACTTAACCATTGCTATACATTTGTTTCAGTACTTCCATTAATAGCATCAATCACTTCAGCTTTAGATTTTGGATATATAGGCGTCTTAGTCTAACCTTCACTGCTATAAAGTTGTGTTCCAATTATATTACTCATTAACTTCTTAACTATTTTACCTTATCATTATAAGGATTACCATCATATAACTACTATCTTTCTAATTCAGTACGTTTAGCATCTTCTTCAGCTTGTCTATCTTTAAACTATCTATCGGTTTGAGCTTTAAACCATTCTAAGTCCATTTTCTATTTAAGCTCTTCCTATTTAAAGTTATCTGCCTATTTAGCTAACTACTGTATCTACTATTCATATTTTTGAACCTGTTTCTAGGATTCTTGTAGCTACTGCTATAACTATTGTACCTATTGCATAGCCTACTAGAGCTAGTTATTTTCAGCTTTTTGTTTAGCTAAAGCTTTACGTATTCTAGTTTTTATAGAAGTAAGGCTCTTACAAGTAATAGTTTCAAATAATATATCTGCAGGAAGTAACTATGCCTATATAAGCTAAGGTAGTATCTATTTCATCTACTCTATCTCCTAAGTAATATCAGAACTAGTTTTAACAGTTATACCATAATCAGTAACTGTGAAATTTTCAGGTAATGCAGTAAATATTTTCTGCTATTTGTCTCCTAAATTAATTATTCCTGTTAATCCTTTTTTATAAACTTTCTTTCCAGTATTTAAACAATCAATTAATATTTCTTCAGTTAAAATATCCATTTGATGATAATACTATTTAGTTATAACAAAAGAATTATTGACACTAGTCTATACATTAGTTACAGCGTCTTTCTAAGAAATACCATTTAATCTTTCTTTAAATACTCCGGTTATAGAAGATACTGTTTGTTCAATACTATCTATAGCTAATTGAATAGCCTAAATAGATTGTACTTTAATAGTATCATCAAAGCCATTAAATATAGTATTTATAGGAGCCTATCCACTTGCCATTCTTCCTTCCTAAGAAGTATCAATTAGTCCTAATCCAGACTTTTTATAAGCTAGCCATTTTTGTACTCTTTCGGAAAAATTTACTCCTAATTTTGCAGGTATTAAAGATATGTCTAACCATTCTCCAGTAGTACCACTAGTTGCTATAAGATTATCACGGTAGTAGCATAAAAGATCATATTTATCTTGTAAAGTCATACAAGCTTTTACTAAAGAATATGGTTCACTATTTTCATTTAAATAAAATACACCGTTTACTGATAAAGTACATTTAGATGGATTATCCTAAGTTCGTACGACATCTTTATCAACTTCATCTATTATATAGATATCAGTTCCTATTTTAGTAGCGGAGTGTCTATGCATTACAAAGTCTGAATCTGTTTCAATCCATTCTACTTCATATACTTCTATTAACCTATGATTTAAATATCCTTCTTTAGGATAACCTGGTATTATTTCAACTCCTGACTATATACCTGGATTTAATTTTCCATTAGTAGTTCTTATATAGGTAGATGAACTAGAATAAGAATTTGTCCATCTATCTTTTATTTTTTCAATATCTTCTTTGGATAAATCTTTTCCATAAGTATTTAAAACTTCAGCTTCAGTTAGCCACTTACGAATAACTATTCTACTACAATCTTTTACATAAGGAGAATTTGGATTACGTTCAGGAAACGTATTTAAAGGGCTTGGAGATTCTATCTATATATTAGTACCATTAGCAGAAGGTTTTACTCTATAGAAGGTATCTCCGGATATAAGTAAGTCTAAAAATATCTTTCTTAATTTATTTATTAAATCAGTATTTCTAGACTACATTATATACTCAATAACATTCTAAGCGGCTTCTTCATATTTAGAAATAAAAGAATCTTCTAGGTCTCCCACTAAATCTTCCATCTAATTCTAAACCATTATATCTGTAGGGTCTTTACCCTATATAACCTATATCAAATTATTTTTTAATTTCTACTAAAATATTTTCTATAATTCAGAATAAATATATATCTATTTTTCTCTAAATATAGTTGATACAGTCTTTTCATCTTTGCAAGTTACTTTTGGAATGATTGGTGTGCCTAAATATTCACCTATTAAAGCATCTAAATGTTTTTTAATAAGTGGTGTAAATTCTACTGAAGTAGGCTATCCTATTCCATAATTATCTTCGAGATACTAAAATTGTTCAGCATCACGAACACCATTATAATAATTATAGCATTTTTGAATAGTAGTTTTATCTACTACTAGCTCTCCAATGTGTTTATTAATTAATTCTATTACTTCTTGTTCTGACATGATTTACAAGTATCGTCGTGTGGACAAGTATTTAACTATCCAGGATATATTTTATATCCAGTAAAGTATTTTACTTTATCTAATCTTCGTATTCTAAGTTCTTCTTTTATATATTTAAGAAAAACTTCTTCGGTAGGTGAATCCGACATTATTGATATAGGATAATCATCGTGTCTCCAACCTAACTAAAGTTTATATCCTACAGGTAATTTAGTAAGTTTTAATAAGCCTACATATTTACATTTATACATAGTCTCAATAGCCTCTAGGATTGCTTGTTCTAATTCCTAAATTGTCATATGATATACTATTTATAGTTGCTTTAGTTATTATTTTTTTAGGTATTATACCTTTACGTCTATAACCAGTTCCTGGGTCTATATAATAACCAAAATCCTAAAAAGAATCATCAGTATTTTCTATCTATCTAGGAGTTACTCCCATCATATCTTCATCACCTAACTCACATAATCCCATAGCTGCTATAATATCAAACTTACGTTTCATTTCATCAGTATAACGGCTTAATTCATCAAGCATTTCTTCAAACCATATATTATGACAAAAATCATTTACGTAGTCTCTAATTAAATCAGTCTGATGATCAATAATAGCTACAGAAGCTGGAGTACCTATAGTTCTACGCTTAGGATTATTTCCAGCTGGATAAGTAGCAACTGGTCTATACATAAAATAATTTAAATATTTCTTTTCTCTAGCCCATGAAAGCATAGATACACGAGTTGCTTCTAGATTAGCTTTACAATTATAATATTGTAATAATTTTATAGCTGTTTTATAGGCATCACGAACATCGTTAGGTCTAGCCTTATACATAGCTACATAAGTAGGGTCTTTTAATCCAAACTATCTTCTTTTAATTACAATACAGAAATTAGAAGGATCTTTAGTTAGAGCTGATGTATCTTCCATACCTAAGTCAATACTATCTATGCCTGCTACATACAGACCATTCATTTTTTCATATTTTAATTCATTACCCTCTTCATCATAAGATACCTAAGTCCATATTGGATGCTCTATTATTTGCACATCACCATTATTATTCTTTATCCATCTTAACCCAGTAATGTTTTCTCTACTATGCTAACCATTTTTAAAAATATATTCTAAAGTTCCTCTTTCAGGTTTAGGGGAATCTTTATGAATTCTTATACTAGCTAGCTATTCAGCTATTAATATTTTATTAAATTTATTATTACCTTCTAATGAAAAAGCTTCTTCTCCATCAAAACAATACTCAGCGCAGAATGTAGTAAATTCTTCAGGGTCTTGAGCTTTTAAATCTCTAGTTTTATTAAAATAAGCTTTACCATCTTCATCATCTAACCAACCTCGACTATCCAATAAAGATAACTCTTTTATAGTTCTAAACGCTGGTAAAAAGAAAGAAGTAATAGCATATTCTCCATTTTTAGTAAAGTTATGGCGATAAGGAAGTACTCCAAAGAGCTAAGGCTCATAATACATTTTACGAAGACCTTCCATCTAAGGTCCAGTTTCTCCCAGTATTGTTATCCTATAGGCTTTTTATCCTATAGTTCTATAGCTTCTTATTTGCTATAGCTCGGCGTACATTTTCATCTATAAAGATGTCGAGCACTCTTGGAAAGATTATATTTATTCACTTTCTACGCTCTACAGTGATTCAGGACCTTTCGTAATTCCTGAATTTACCTCGGTATTAGCATCCCAGCCTTCACCGATTTTGCTCGATTTTCTCAAAGAAGATTCCTCTTCTAAGCGGCAGAAATATAAATATTTTTCATATTTTCGTTGCATATAAATTGTAGCTTTTTCATATAAATACCTAGCAAATTTTCTAGCTATAGCTCCATTAAAAGTTAATTGATAAGCTTTATTTTCCCAATTTTTTGAAGATTTATTACGAATATATCCATGTTTATTACCAAATAATTTTTTAATACTATTTAAAAAACTTTCAGTACTAACAATACTTACTTGTGTATTTATACTAGTATGTTGTTTATTCCAAAAATAACATAAGCATCCATCTCCGTCAACATATCCTCTGATAAAATGTAATATGAACATTTTATTATTTTTAAATATTTCTTTTTTAGGAAATTCTAATATAAGAGATTTACAAGGCACACATCCTAAATTATTAAGAGTTTCCCATAGATGTTTATTCCTTACATATAGTCGACATATGTAATGCCCATTTCTTAATACTGTTTTTATCTCAGTAGTTAATTTTAAGAAATTTCTAAATTTTTCCAAATGATCAATATCTTTTAAAGCAAGAGCTACTTCAAGTCTGTTGCCTGTTTTAGAAATATTACCATCTGCGTATAAAAATCCTAACCAATAGAATTGTTCTTCAGTATCCATAGAATCAAAAACTGTTTCATCAAGCCTTGCTCTATTTTGATAATTAACTACTTCTATTCCCATATCCTTTAAATGCTCAGATATAGTTTGTCTTCTTACACCATACTTTTCTCCTACTTTAGTTAAACTTCTTTCTTCTTCAGGAGTTTCTAAGTATTCTTTAATTGCTAAATTTATTAAATTTTGTTTTGTCATTTCTGTTGATTTATTATTCATAATTCAATTACTTTGATATATTTATATTATTATTATCTACCGGTGCCACCCATTAATCTTAAGCCCCACTATCTACCAATTTGACCAACTAAAGCGTCTGCCTAAGTATATGCCTTAGTAAATTGAGGCCAAAGTCCGCAATTATGGACAATAGTAAAGTCTTCTAATAAGAATAAATTATCTATAGACTTATTATAACTTTTTAAGGTAATTCCATAATACTCTCCAACAGATAATTTTTTAATTTCTATACCTGAAGAATTAGTAGTATTAAATCTTTTTATAGTAGAAATTTTTCTCTTTATTTTAACAGGTATAATATTAATATTACCTTTAATATTTAATCTATATTGTTTTTTTCCTTTACCATAACCACTTTTAGAAACTTTTGTAGATTCTTTTACTTCAAACCCACAAGACCTAGCAAGCATAGCAATCTATGAAGCTAATTCTTGTCTACTTTGAGATATATCATATCTTAAATTCTTACTTAGACTTCCGTCAGTATCTATAAGTCCAGCTAAGACTTTTAATTTATAATCTAAAGTAGAATAAAAAACTTCTTTAGGTATGTGCTTATTATTTATTAATGAATATTTAGAATAGGACTACCGTAGTATATTGGTGTATTCTTTAGTACTTCCTAATATTCTTACACATTGCTTAGTATTGTCACATTTAGATATAGTGGTATTAAGATTTATAGATTTAAAGTAATTTATTATATAATCATAAATTTCTATATCTTTTACGGTATTTACAATAATTCTATTAGGACTTTCTGCCCATCCGTCTCCTAACCATAATCCTAAATAGTAAGGGTCTAAATCACATAAATTTTTTTCATTATTTATAGCTAGATTAGACTTTCCATAAGTAGTTCTTTTCTTATAATCAGATAACTCTAAATATTCGGGAGCAGTTTCCAACACTATTTTATCAGGAACTCCTCCTGTTCTAGGTCTAGCTTCTAAATATAATTTATGTTTAGAATTAACTATGTAATCTACTCCTCTTTTCTAATGTATTTGATATAAATCATCAATACCCTAAGTAGTATGCATAACCTCCTAAGGAGTGCCGTCTAATCCTAATACAAAATCCCCTACCTAAATATCTTCAATATTTTTAATTGTATAATCTGACATTATTATTTTAGTGCCTTTACCAAAACACTCTTCAAACATTAATATATCTGTACGATCACCTCTTAATTTACCAGGTTTATCAGTAATAATTCCTTGTATCTAAGAACCCCAACCTACTTCTATTTTTTGTCCATCTCTAATTTCATAATGAGAAGCACGACGTAAATAATTACTATTTTTAGCCTGACTAAGATGTGCCATACCTCCATCAGTATTATAATATAGCCAGTTAATATTTGCCCAAACTTTCTCAAGCAATTTATCTAACTGAGTTTGTGCAAAAGCTGTGCATACATTTATGGAGCCTTTAATTACATTATAACTATTAGAAATTATACTAGCCTCAATTTCTGAGTATCCTCACATTGTTACCCTAGGAGCTTTTTATCTCCTAGTTCTTATAATTTCTTATAAGGTCAGCGTACATTTTCAAGTATTTAAATAATCCCAATAACTATTTTCATAATAGTCATCTAATACTTGTTCCGAACTCTTGGGAGAATTATTGCTCTCATTAACGCTCATCTCCTACGCGTTACAGGTCTCAGCGATTAACTGTAGATCCTCGGTATTAACATAGTGATTAAATTTATTAAATTTTCTAGTTAAATAAAAGTTAGAATCTTTATACAACAACTGATATATTTTAAAAATTTCTTTTTTAGAACTGGTTCTAATTCTATACATATCATCTCTTTTCTCATAGGTTATATTTATTTTAATATCATAATTTGAAAAGAATTGCTATATATCAAGAAGTAATGAAGATTTTTTAGCACATATATCAAACTATCTTCTAAATCCTTTTCTAGGATAATCTGGATTCCTATTATCATTTCTAATATAACCACAAATGCACCCATCACCATCAAAGTATCCTCTAATGAAATGCCTTATTAAAGATTTATCAATATTAGGTAATTTTAAGTCCTCATAACTTTTTCTATATCCTATACCTAAATTTACTAAATCTTGGCATAACTAAGCACTTGTTATATCTACTCCTATATTACCATGGGCATGTATTACTTTTCCTCTAGGTCCCATAAAGTCTTTTTCTTTAGTTTGATATAATCTAGCATCTTCTGAAATACTATCTTTAAATAAATATACTATTTCAGAATCTCCTTTTTGTAGTTCTACTCTAAAAGTTTTACGTTTTTCATCAATACTTCCATCAGCAGTATAAAAACCTAACAAATAAGCTTGTAATTCTGTTTTTATACTAGAGAAAAAATTATGACGAACTCTTCTCTTAGAAATATGATGTGTTGTTGCTGGATAATTATCCTTAATAAATTCAATTTGTTCTTCTTTATTCATACTATAAAAATTTAAAAATATTATCGTGATTAAATCACCTTAGTCTTCACCGAAATTTCGGAATTTATTACCTATAAGTCACCTTATAGGAGGGCAGTAAGTCCGCCCCTCTGGCTTTCATCATACAGGCATTCATACGTAATTTTCTAGCTAATTTTAAATAATGAAACCATTCGTACTATCCTTCTAGAAAATTAGGGAAAATTTCCTGACGTCCCATACCTGCTTCTTCAACATTATCAAGATCTTTTAATCTATAAAAGTTGAGGAAATAATAATGGTCTCCAGTAATAGTATAACCATGAGAAGTCATACCATATTTACATCGTATAAACTATTCTTTCCAAAAAGCTCTCCAGCTTCTAGAGTTTCTTCTAAATCTAGTATAATGTCCAGTTCTTACAAAAGTATCTCTAGTTTCAGTAAACCATGAAGGATTAAAATCTAAACCTCTGTATTTATTAATAGGTTTATATCCAGTTAACTCATAAGATAAATTAGCATCAAAATAAGGTATAGGATCATCTTTTTTTACATCCCATCCAGACTAATCTCTAACTTTACCTAAGATAGCTTCATCAGTATCAGTCTCTTTTATTTCTAATACGGGTTTAGATTCTTCAACTATCTTCTAAGGTTTAAGACTTTCAACCGCTTCCTTCATAGGATCTTCTACAGTGCCATGTACTTTATTAATCATATCCTAAATCTCTTTAGGTATTTTAGGCTTCTTTTTAGGTTTTACATCGTCAATTACTGTAGGTATTTTCTTAGGTCTTCCTCGTTTACGTTTAATTTCTTCAGCCATAATTAAAAGTCTCCTGGGTCAAATCCTTCTTGAGCATCTCCTCTAATACTAGATGATTCTTGCATAGAAGATTTTAATCTTCCTTCTAGAGCTAATAATCCATCAGCAGTTTCATCTAATTTAGAAATTTCTGCCATAATATCTTTAGCTTTAAAAATAGGTTTTCCAGTCTAAGGGTCTCTTTCTAGAGGATCTACATTTTCAAAGTAATCTATTAATTTATCTACAGTACTTTCAGCAGCTTTTACCATTCTAACTAGTCTATTAGAATTTTGAATTTCCTAATACTTTCTACAAGCAGTTCTAAATACTGAATCATTAAATTCATTCTCTGTTAGCCCTGAATCATCAATAGCTGCTTCATGTCTATCCTATTCATCATAATTATGATATGGGGAATTCCAATCAATAGCTAGATATATATAAGATAATTCTCTGAAAGCTCTTTCTTTATGTTCGCCTTTAGGATCAGTTTTACTTTTATTACGATTATTATCTAATAAATCTCTAAATTCTTTTATTAGTAATAATTCAGTTTCATCTAATTCAACCTTTCCTAAAGTCTAATTATACTAAAACCATTTACTCATTATTTCATATTAACATTAAATAAAAATAGCTAACCTCTAAAAGAATTAGAAGTTAGCTTATATCTCATTAATCTCCTTCATCATGATCTCTATCCCACTAACCTCGCTAAGTAGCTGTCCAATATTTTGGATACTTACCATTAGGAAGTGTTTTTAAATCTTTAGGTCCTGGGCGTTTATTAGTTGGTTTTACCATTCCTGGTTTAGATTGAGGCTTTTTTACTAATTTAGGTTTTTTATTATCTACCTCACCACCTAATTCTTTCTTTTTAACCTTACCGCCACATTTCTATTTAAAAGCTTTAATAGGATCAGAACTTTCATTATGAGCATCAGCTTCACACTTTTTACACAATGTTCCTCCTATTCTATAATATGATAAATGTGTCCCCTAAGGACATTTACCATTTAATTGATTTATATAATTAAGTTTTGCACCATTCATAGCAGTTTGTACTCCCTATTGTTCTTTTTTAAATGTCTAATATAACTATGCTAATTTTTCTTTACTTAAGTCTGATTCTTCTAACTCTCCTTTACGAAGTTTCTAATTAAGCCACTTTTTAAAATCTTCCATAGTTCCTCCATCGTCAAATTTTAAAAGACCTCCTTCAGCATTATAAGATATAGGTTGATTATCCTAACTCCACTATTTAAAGATAGCTTCAACATCCTATCCAGAATTTAAGGCTTTTCTCAGAGCCTTTCTCTAACCTCCAGTATAAGCATATGGATCTAGTCCTCTACTAGACATAAAAGCTCTTACTTGTGATCGATTAAAATTATTAATTGGGCATTTATAGAAGTTATTTCCTATGTACTAGGAGGAAGAGTAGCCTAATCTATTAACTAATTAGTAGCAGGACTATTAAACTATGGTTTAAAATATATTCCAATATTATAATCTTGCCCAGCATATTTATCTTTAGTAGGATTCTAAAATACTCCCATCATTTGAGAACCCATATTAGAGGCAGCTTTCTAAAAATTAGAATTATCTCCAACATTACCTTTGAATTTACTAAAGTAATCTCCAATTCCGGAATTCTATTCCTCTTTAGTCATAGTATTATAATCATTTCCATTCCAAGAAAAACAGCGATTACCTGCTTTTCTAGCAGCATCAAATGCCTGTTTAAAAGAAACCATTATAATTTAATTAAATCCTTAGTGTTAAACACAGCTTCCTACAAAACTCCATCTGTAGTAAACCATCTACACTTTATTCCAATTAATACATCAGTATCTTTATTTTTAAATACAGTAGTTACTTTTTTAACTACTAGCATCTTAGGAACATTTCCAATGTCCTACTTTAAAGTAACAACCTCACCTGGTTGGAAATATATTTTATCTTCCATTGAATCTCTCTGTTAAATTATCATTTACTATTGCTATTAATCTTGCTTCATTTACAAGCTCTAAGCCTTGTTTATAGAAAGGCACTGGAATAATACTAGTTCTAGGATAGAATACACAATCTCCTATCTGTGCCCATTTACATTCAGGACCTACCTCTACAATTACTCCTGATTTGGTAATATTCTCTTCTTCCTCAATTTCGCCATTATCATTATTTTTATATTGAGGTTTTTGACCTCCTAAATCAATGATAAGTCCGCCAACCTTTTTAATACGTTGAAAAGGATTCTCAGCAAAAGGTTTTATAATAATATAATTACCAATAGGTCTAATCTCAGCTTTAGATGACATAGTAAATTCTTCAACGGCTTTCTCTAAAGCTTTAGCATGTTCTTCAAAACGATTTACATATTCATCTACTTGAGTATTAAACTTACTAATAGCTTCATTCTTTACTAAATCATCTGCTTGTTTCTCATTAACATTAAAGTGCATACCACCACTTTCTAAGCCATTAACTGTCATGGCTAATTTTTCATTCTGATTAAAAATTGCTCTGTCTTTATTCATATTACCATTTATTTACAGGACAATGCTCTTCTCTAACAGTAGTTTTTAATATTAGAGAACATCCACATATATCACAAAATTTATAATTATCTAATATTAGTTTATACTAACATTTTTCACATATTAACATTCTTTGTGTAGATATCTTTTTATTATAGTTAAATATATAGTTATAAATGCCTATAAAAATGTGTTTAATCTTCATTGGCAAATTCTCCATAATATTCTTTAGCTGCTTTTTTACGAGCCTCAATAGCTTCTTCTATAGTATCATATCTTCCAAGACCTTTAGTTTTATTATTAATAGATATTTGTGCACACCATTTTTTACGCTCTTCAGACCAATAAACTCCCTTATATCCTGATTTATTATTTTTAGGAGTTAGACAATTACAAATATTTTGACTATTAGTACAAATTCGTAAGTTACTTTTCCTATTATCTAATCCATTATGATTAATATGATCTACTACAATATTTTTATCAGTAACTCCCATAATTAACCTATGAATACGTTTCCGTTTTGAATCATTTGATAAACAATAGTAAGTACTACGTTGTAATTCACTTCTATGCCATTTAATATTTTTTACTTTATCTACATCATCTAAATCTATTAAAGCTTTTGCACAAATTTCATTGTTTTTATCTATTAAAAATATTTCAGCATGGTCTTCTAAAATTTCTATATGATTTGTTTTATCTTTACTAGAATATTTAAATATTTTACCATGTTTTCTTAATTGAGAATAATGTTTACTACATAATCCTTTTGCCATTACTTTATTATGACAATTTTCCACTGAACATTCACACATAATTCATACTTCATTTTAAATTTTTACCATTTATCCACTGGACAATGAGCGTTTACAAGCATAATCTTATTTCGCAATAGGCATCCACAACCATTTTGATAACCTGGTCGTGCATTTGTACTCACATCTCCCGTTTCTACATTTAACCATAATCTACTATTACACATTCCGCCTAGAGCGTTACTAAATAACGGGCATCTATGACAGATTTTTAATCTAGCTTCAGAAATATCAGTATCTAACCCTAGGGCTTCTTTAGCATGACCTTCTATAATCTAAGCAATAGGTAATTTCATATTAATATACGATAGGTTTACGTCTCGCTGCTTTTAATTGTTGTTTTTTCTTTTTATAATAATCAGCAAGCATACGTTTTACTTCATCTTTTCGATAAATACAATGATATAGAGTATTTTTCATATTATGATCATAATGATTAAGAATTAAATCTTTAATTACGTATTCTGGATGTCTCTGTTGAAGCATAAATGCATAAGTAGAAAGTTGCATCTCATAATGCCCATAATTCGAATCTTCTATAGTGTTTAAAGGATATTGCATCTTAGCGGTACTCCGAGTATTTACATTAAATCCTCCTTTTAAGTCTATTTTTTCATTAGTCTTATGATCTGCTAATACGATATCATTACCAGATTTAATCATAAGGTCTATCTGTCCTGCTAAGTTTAAAACATTATCAGGAGTAGACCAGGAAATTAAATACTCAGGATATACACCATTTTCTAAGTCTAATTTAGTATATCCCTCTTTACATATAAATTTACCTCCTAATCCAAATTTCTGTAAAGGCTTATCATCCTTCATATTATAAAAAGAATGCTCTAATTGAGAGTGAATTTTTGTTCCTCTCTCACAGGACTCTATTTTCTTTTTGTCCCAAGCATCAAGAATATTTTGTTGTTCTTTATTAAGGTCATTAATGTCTACAGAATAAGCCTCTAAAATTTCTTCAGTAATTCTATGAGTATTAAGTAAAGTCTTTTTTAAATCTTTCCATACATCTGTATCTAGAATTTTTTCTAAAGCTTTGTACTTAGACCAAAAATCTGAATCAAAAGGTTGTGCATAACTTCCTATTAAGGTAGTTACTGAGATATACTCTTTCTTTGGATTATTAATATCCCAGTAAGCGTGAGCAGAATCATTGAAAGCTACTCCATCATTTTCTTTATCAATCTTCATTGTCATTGCCATTTACAGTATCATCAAGTATTGTAGATAATCGTTGAATTTGTGGAGAAATAACTGTATTATAATAACCTAACTCATATTGTTTAGGCTATTTATACAAAACTACTATTATTCCTATAGGATTTCTAACTCCTTCTATAGGATAAAAAGCAGCTGAGTATGCCCCACTCTATTCTAACTTTTTATATAATCTAGGGAGAGTGTTTTTAATTTGAGGAAGACTATCAACTCTTAAATAAGCAGTATCATCAATTTTACTTAATTCTTCTTGGTAATTAGTATACTATAAAGTCTACCAATAATCTCCGACATATTCATCAGAATATGATTTTACACTTTCTCTTATACAATCTAAATAAATATAACTAAAACCCTGTAAGCTATGCTTAGTATTATGATAACTTAATAGCAAAACATTACTGCAATCAGGATCTTTTATTTTTATATTATCAACACACTAAGCTATATAAGGAGCTTGTTTAAATCCATTATCTTCTTCTTTACGTAATTCTTCTTTCTATTGTTTCATAACATTAGAAAGAGTTTTTTCATAATAACTTCTAGGAATTGGATTTAGTATAAATATTAATAATATAAAAATAACTATAGTTTTAGTTTCTGAAGTTAAGTTGGAAATAAAATTCCATAATTTTTTTAAATAATCTAAAATAACCATTATAATTTTTTTTCATATTACTATAAGTAATATTTATATATATGTTATCTATAATAACATTATTACTATATTTAATAGGTAAAGTTATTATTATTTTGTACTATTTAAGTATATATATAGATTATTTATATTCAAAAGTATTTTAATCTTATTTATTACATTATGACTAATTCTGAATTACAAGAAAGAATTTGTTCTGCCTATTAGGATTTTAAGATTAAAAATCAATTTAGTTTTATAAATAAACTAAAGAAAGGCGGATAGATAAAAGATAGAAAAGATACTATCCATATAAAAGATAAAAATAAGGGTAAGTTTACTGCCTCAGCTAAAGCAGCCGGAGAATCTGTATAGGAACATGCTAAATCTGTATTAAATAATCCTAATGCTACTCCTTTACAAAGACGTCGGGCTAATTTTGCTAGAAATTCTGTTAAATGGAAACATGCTAATGGAGGCACTATTCTTAAAATGTAGTTAGCAGGTAAGATACCTGGAACTAGAAGTCAATATAATAATGTGACTTAGATATATCAAGCTTTAGTAGATAAAGGAGTTACCCCACAGGCAGCTTTAGATTTAACTAATCAAAAGGTTGCAGAAAAAGGTTGGACTGGATTCGCTACTGGAGATAATAAAAAATATCCTAATGCACAATCTTTTGCAGACCATCTAATTAATTGGCATAGTAGAATGTATCCAGACTCACTTAAAGCCTAGAATTTTTAGTAGTATTATGATGGAATACAAAAAAATGCTAAGTACATGTATAACTCTGAAAAAGGCTATAATGGTTACAGAAAAGATTTATTACTTACAAGACCTGGAGTAAAGAAAAGAATTAATTATTATAGAGCTACTAAAGGATTAGGACCATTAGCTTTAATTAATTTTAATTAGCCTGGTAATTATTCTAGTTATGCGTAAGAATAAATATTATAAAGAAAATAAAAAGATTTTAAATGAACATAAAACACAATGTATAGTATGTGGTGAATCAGCTAAGTGTTGTTTAGAATTTCACCATACTGGAGAAAAATTATTTAATATATCACAAGCTGTAAGTCATATACCTACAGATTTATTTATTAAAGAATTATCTCAAACAGTTTGTGTTTGTAAAAATTGTCATTCTAAAATACATAATGGTTTGATAAAATTATGAGTGAATATTTTAAATATGAAGCTTTAGATATTCCTGATAAACCTGCTACAGAAGTACTAAAAAGTAAAGGTTTAGATTTAGATTTTACTCCTAAACAATATTAGTACATTCCTGAATTAAATACTGGAGATTTTCATATTAATGGTTTAAATTTAGATGGATATTTTTCTATTAATAAAGCTAAAGAGCCTGTACAATATAAACATACCTAGCTTAAATTAAACCATAATACACCTAGTAAAAATAAATAGGTACTAGAATAGACTTTAGATAAATATGGTATCACTGGAAACAAGAAAACTACTTTAATGAAGATAGCTTCTTTAGAATCAGGATTTAATCCTAAAGCTTAGTCTAAAAATAGTTCTGCTGCTGGATATTTTTAGTTTATAGATAGTACTAGAAATAAATATTCTAATTTATCTAGAGAACAATTTAAAAATAGTCCTGATGCACAAGTATTAGCTGCATCACAATTATATGATGATAATGCAAGATTTTTAAGAAGTAATGGTATAGCAGTTACTGGAGAAGCTATAGCAGCATCATGGTTAAATCCAAAATGGACTAAAAATTATTATAAGTATGGTATTGCAGGAGGGTCTGATGCTAATGGTACTAGTGTTGCAAAATATATAAATAAATTTAGAAATGCCTGAAATTTTTGAAGAATTAGATCGTCAAGCAGATAAATGGGAACCTACTGCGGCAGCTATATCTTTAGGTAGTTTAGGACTAGGTGCAGGTATAAGTACTACCGCTGTAGACACTCCTATAGGAGGAATTATTGCTGGAGTAGGCTAGTTACCTTCTTTAGTTATAGATGGGTATCAAGCTGGTAGAGGATGGTACAAGACTTTTAAAGAATCTCCAAGTAATTTTGGAAATGCTGTATGGAATACTTTAGAAACTGGGGCAGATATATTAGGAGCTAAATTTGCAACAGCTTTAACTAAAGGAGGTTCTAGATTTCTTAGATCTAGCGTACACAAACCTGATTATTACCCTAAACATCGTTCCCCAAGAGTTAATGCTATGAGGAAGAGACAAGTTGACGTAGTATTAAATTAGTAGAAAAAAGAAGCTACTAAAAAATTAGCTAAAAAAGGAGTTCGACCAAGCCAAGGTTCATACTTCACATCTAAGTTGAACTAGGAATTAAATAGATCTTATTTAGAATAGGTAGCTAAAAGAAATACTACAATAGTAAATGATGTTACTAAATTAAGTCCTAAAATATAGTTACCTATTTAGATTATACCTAATATTATTGATATACATGCAAAAAATAAATAATAATAATTATAATATTTGGAGTAAATAGTTATCTTAGGCATGGGGTAATCAAGATTTGTCTAAAGACCATTACGATTATAGAAAATACTATAATGACCAACCTATAGTAGCTTGGTTATAGTTAAATAGTATTTTAGCACATAATTGGAATAGATATATTCCTACTGGACATTTTCCTGATAAAGGAGCTTCAGGGACTTATAAAACTAAAACTCATCCGACTTATCCAGATTTAGGAGATAAATCTTGGAGTAGAGATAATAAAATATATTATTTAAGTAAAGATCAATATATAAAACCTAATAGTGGTTAGCCTTTAGATTATACTATGGACTATTTAGGTTCTGATTATGGCTATAATAATGGTGGAACTAAAATAGTTTATGATGGGGCTAATGTTCTTCCCACATTGTATATTACTAAAACTAAAGGTAATGGATTTAATTTAAAACCTAATAAAAATAATAATGGATACGTATATTTTGACAGAAAAGATTGAGGAATTACAAAAATTTTTAGATTTTATAAATGAAAGAGATAAATAGTTATGGAATAAATATTTAAGACAATGAAAATAATTATAAATAATATCTTACCTCCAAAAGGTTTTAAATGTATAAATTTATTTGGAATATTATTTTGTAGAAGAATGCCAAATAAAATAGATATAAACCATGAAACTATACATACTAAGTAGATGCAAGAATTGTTATATATATTCTTTTATTTATGGTATGTAATAGAATATTTAATTAGATTAATTATATATAGAAATACTAAATTAGCTTATAAAAATATTTCTTTTGAAAGAGAGGCTTATTAGAATTAGAATAATTTAGATTATCTAAGTAATAGAAAACATTATAGTTGGTTTAGTTATCTAAGCTAATCAATGAAATAGTTTTTAATTAAATTAATAACAGCGCATACTGGAATAAGTAGTAAAAGAGTGTGTGGAATATTAGGATGGATAGTAAGTTTAATTATTCTAATATACTGTTCTATTAGTTAGATACAAGCTCCTGATATGATAGATACAGTTTTATATTGTTGTATGGGATTACTAGGTATAGATAGTATAACTAGTATATGGAAAAATAAAGTATAAATATGCCAAGAGGAATTAATGGAGAATATTATAATTATAAAATGCCGTTTGGAGGGGATTATCCTAATCCTTTAATATCATTATATAATACCATAATACATTCTGTAGACGATAGAAATCCTCATTTAATTACTGGAATTGCTCCTAGTGGATCTATTAATAGAACTTCTAATTTTTTTAAATTTATTAATAGTAGTCCTGCAAAAACTGGTATTAAAAATTTTAGATTTAATTCTTAGTAGTTAAAATAGTTGAAATTATTAAGACAGAACGGAGTTATTACTAATGGTATTACACCAGACCATTTAAATACTGCATTTAATTTAAGACAAAGATTAATAAAACAAACTGCTCCAAATAGTTATAATATGCATTATATGCCTGGAGTTATCAGTAGTAATTCAAAAATTGTGGGAATAGATAACCATAAAATTATAGGAGACATAGATTTGATAACTAATAATAAAACTGGATATAGCCATATAGGGATGGTTCGTAATTTATCTCAAGGAGTTAAAAAAGGAATACAAGAGCGTATGACTAATTCAGCTATTCAAGTAAATAAATCTTTAAATGGTAAAGGAGTAGTAAGTGGGGAAACATTATTGTCTCCAGAAAAAACATCTAAAATGTATCCTAAATATAAAAATAAAGAATTACTTGGAAATTTTGGAGAATGGCAATGGAATAAACATAATCCTAATATGCAAAACGTTAGTAATGGACCTGTTTACTTACTTAAAACTGGAACTTATCAAACTCCAACAAAATCAATACTATTTAATCCTAATATTATAGATGAAAAAGGAACAATGCATATTGATTGGAATAATTTAGATATATTTAAAAGTTTAACTCCAATAATAGGAAGTGCTTATGTTTATAAGAAGAGTAGGAACATTAATAGATGAAAGTTTATATAATAGATGTATTGATTTAAGTAAAGATTATTTTGATAGAGATTATTATAAATACCCTGAATTATAGCAATGGGCTGAAACTACTAGAAGGTATATTATTCAGGTATGGAGATTACAAAATCAATTAAAATACTATAGAGATAATATAGACTTAAATAATTTTAAGAATTATAATCATTATAAATACGGAAAATCTCTTTTAGAGAGTTTTATAGGAAATGTTTTTGATTGGAAATTTATAGATTATTCCAATAATGTAACTTATACCCATAATATAAAACATAAATATGCCAAGAGTAGATGAAAGTAAACAAAATAAAGGAGTAAATAATAATACTCGGAATAAATAGATGGCTATAGATATGGAATATTATAATAGACTAAATCATCCTAGATTTAAATCTCCATATTTTGGTGCTAAATATTAGTAGAGAGCTATTCCAGTTAGAACTTTAAATGGGGTACAAGATGTATTTGTAGATAATAGAGGGACTATAAAATAGGGAGGACATACTCATTCTAAATTATATAATTATAGTAATAGAAATAGAACCCATCCTATAAAAGGAGCTTATGCTAGAGAAGTAGATAGTTGGAATAATAATACTAGTCCTATTAAAGCATTAGTTAATTCAGGAATAGGTTATGCTTTAGCTCCAGCTGCTTAGGCAGTATATGATTATACTAAAGGTGCTTTAGATATATCTAAGAATCCAACTAAAGCTAGTAATTATTTAGTAATGCTTCCTGCAATAGGATATGCTGTAAAAGCTCCTTTAAAACGTGGAGTAGAAGTAGCTATGAGAACTTCTAATAATGCAAATCCTATAGAAGACATAGTATATAATATGCATAAAGCAAGTCCTAAAAAGCATGCTGGAGTATTGTCTTATATATCAACTGGTGTAGGTTACAATACCTATGCTCCTGAAGCATATACTGGATTTTAGAAAGCAGCTAAAGGTAATGATATGATTGATGCTTATTTATATAATAAAACTATAAATCCTTCTTATGGAGTAAAGAAAATAAATGTAGATTATGGTCCACATGAGAATTATATAAGAAAGATATATCCATATAAAGATATTCCTGTATATGAAAATACTGAAACTTTAGATTTCTTTACTAAGAACCCTATGTAGAAAGCTTCTAATATAACTAATAAAACTCCTTGGAAAGGTGCTAATAATAATCTAGACTTTGGAGATAATGGAGTTGATGCTGCTGGACATCTAGTTTAGGAAGGAACATCTAATGGTAAGAAAGTATATAGAGCACAAGATATTTGGAAGTTTAATCCTGATGAATATAAGTAGAAATGGAGTTCATATGATTTAGACAGTAAAGCTGTATTAGGATTAAAAATATTAGATAAATTAGGAACTCCAGTAATAGTAAGAACACCATGGCTGTATAGATAATTACTGACAATGATTCAATATATGATTATTGGTATGAAGATGGGTAGTTGTATGGTAGAAGAAAATCAAATAAAGTCCCTTTTAAAATTAATTCTGATAAAGCTAATAGTATAATATTTCCATAGGTTTAGGCTAAAGGAGTAGATCCTACTAAACCAACATCTACCTTAGTATACCACCCTACAAAATATAAAGAAATGCCTACTGCTAAAAAAATATCTACTCCTAAATAGAAAGAAGAAACAATATGGGAACGTGGTAAATAGTTGATTAATTTAGTAGGAAATGGATTAAGTAGAAAACTATAGTTATTTTTTGATTCAGAACCTGAGCATACTAGTAAAAGAATTAAAATTCCTAATAAAAAAGTAACTAAAAATAAGAAGAGAGAAAATTTAGAAATAGAAATATCTCCAAATAGTTATACTATAAATGATACTACTAAAATAAACTCTAGAAGATATCGTATACCAGAATCCATAAATTTAACAAAGCATACTTTTGGTTATAGAAATAGAGGTGATTATACTCCTATAAATAGTATAGCAGCTCCTATTACTGCTTTTTCTAATTTCAAATCTAAAGAAAGTATATCTCCTAATAATTAGAATTATATAGGTATAGATTCTATTGGTAAATTTGTTTTTGGTAAATATTCAGATATTCCTAATGGAAGTATGATTTCTCCAACATTTAAAAATACAGTTACTGGTTTCAAAACAGATTCTAAAGATAATGTATTATTCATGGAAAGTAATTCTAATGGTTCTAGAAAAAGTCCTATATTAAATGCTATAGTAAATGGTAAATCAGTAAATAACAGACTAAATTTCTTAGCTAATAATAATAGAACTGATGAATATGGTTCTATAGCTGGAGGAAGAATAATTATATAGGCGGGTAAAGAAGTTCGTTTAGTTTCCGGAAGTATAGATAATATTAGAGATGAGATAGAAGCTATGAAATCTAGAAACAATGTTAAAACAGTAGATTTATATACTTTAGATAATGGTACTTATCATTCAGGATTAAGAACCTTTGATAAAATATTTACCAGAGATGATTTATTAGAGTATGATGCTCAAAATACTGGTGGAGGAAATTTTTTATATATAAAATAATTAAAACCACAATAGCCGAAGTTTCTCAAATGAGAAGCCTCGGCTATTTTTTTAAATTAATAAATATCCATCCCCAAATATTTATTAATAAGTAACAGATAATTCATTTAACTTATCACAAAAATCAAGAGTTAATTGATTATCTTGTAAATCATTATCTCCTATAGTATCAATAATCTACTGTACTTCATTAAGTACTTTGTTCATTTTAGACTTTAAGTCTTTTACTTCTTTGTTAGTCATTAATCAATTTTTATATAACCATTAACATCTAGATTATCATATATAGAAGTCATTGTATATCCTGTAATTGGATTTCTATAATGATATTTTTTAATTTCTATATCTTCTTCTGAATTAGAATTTATATTTTGGTTGTCTTTAATCCATTGGTCTAAATCAGCTTCTGTTCCATTCTCTAATTGAAATAGAATCTTAGGTTCTGATTTTAATCGTTTTAATTTTTTAGTAAGATTAGTTGTTTTTAAAATCTTACCATTTAATTCATAAATTGCTGCTATCATGTTCTCCCACAAGGATTCGAACCCTGACTAAAAGATTTCATTTTAACACCTCTGTAGAGGATTAGACTATCACATCCAGTCCTAGGACCAGTCTCTTTATTTAGTCGTTCACGCTGTATTTAAACTTGCGCCCTGTCACTTTATACTAAGTATATACGCTTCCAAGTCAATTAAAAGAGATTCTACTTAAAGATTATGAATTATCCTTTAAGCATCCAATATTTCAAAGTAATAGTTTTTCCAAAGAATGCCAATATTTCTATTTAGAGTTGCTCTACAAGTTTTCATTAATTTAGTAGTTACTAAATTATTATCCATTAACCATTGACAACATTCAGCTATACATCCAAATCTTCTTATTTCATTATGAGAAGAGTCATATTGTATAACATACTTTTGATTTTGTTTAGTTAATCCAGCTTCTGATAAAACTTGCTTTACTGCTTTAGAATTTAAATTATATTTATCAGCAACTTTCTTTTGATTTTTTAATTCTATATAAGAACTAATAATTAAATTTTTTAATTCATCAGAAAGCTCGTATTTAGATTCTACTTTTTGTTTATTTTTAGCACCATAAGTAGTAGTTTGACTATGACAATTAGGACACAAAAATCTTAGATTTTCTATTCTATTATCATTATTTACACCATTAATATGGTCTAATTCTAGAGATAAAGTTTTGCCCTGCCACTCTGTAATTCCACATATTGCACATGTATAAGGAAGTAATTTGTTTCTTAATATATAACTTCTTAATATATTACGTGCGTGTTTTGAATTTTCACATAATAATTTAGAAGCATCTATTTCTTTCTTTTCATTATAGTTGGCTATAGCTGATTTTCCTCTAAAATCTTTACCTGATAAATTTAAATCTTGCATTCTTTGTTTAACTTGTGAATATCCCCAACTGTTACCAACAGTAGTATATCCAAGTTTAAATAAAACTTCTGAGATATTCAGACTTGACTTAACTAAGTCTGAAAACTCTTTATCCGTAAGTTTATAAATTTTATTTTCCATACTTTAAAATTTTTAAGAGTCTTCTGTGCTAACCATTACACCATAGGAGAATATTATCTTTATAGATAACTACTAACACTAAAAGGATTTTCAGTAGAAGTAGTTTTAATACTATTAGTGTCTACTGCAATAAACCCATTATGTGGTATATCTTTTATACCTTTTAAAATCATATTGTCTATAGTTAATTTAGGTCCATTAATAATATTTACTAGTTCTATTAATTGAGATACTGTAAGATTAGGAACTATCTTATTAATTTTTTGTAATGTTTCTATCATTTAAAAAATCAACTATGTGTTTAAATTCTTGTTTATATTTTTTATATTTAGAATTATCTAAATTAGAAGAAAAATCTTCTAAAGATATATCTGAGATAATTCCAAATATTAGACAAGCATTGTTAAATGTTTCATCATCTAATTTACTACAATATTCTTCAAATTCATCTACCTTTTTAGTCATGGTTATATGAATTACATTATCAATAACCTATAAATTTATATTATACTAATCAGGAAGGTCTTTAATACTTTGTATTAGTTGTTCTTTATTCATTTAATATTTCTTTTTGATTACACGAATAATATAGTCGAGGTAGAGAATATTAAAAGTTAATTTTTGTAAAAGTTAATATTCTAATATTTTTAAATTAAAATTTTAAATTTTTTTTGGAGAAGATTTTATATAGCCCCCTGGGGTTTAAAAAATAGGAATTTTTGTGGAGAAAGAAGGTGAGAGTGGGATTTTAAAAATTAATTTTTATTATGTGGGAGGGAGTAGACTGCCCCTTAGAGCCCCCCACATATTTGGAGTAAAAACCAAACAAAAAATTATTAACAAATTTAAAACGTTAAAGATTATGAAAATTACAGTAAAGAATGGCGGTGCTTTGGCACTTCGCCAAGTAAGCATGGGTGCAGCTGCTGTTATGGCAGCTCTTAATGGTAAAACCACAGGTATCAAATTTACATTCACTGATGACACATCAGTGTCGGCATCAGAACAACCAATGCCAGGCGATGTTATGCGTGGTATCGCTGCCTCAAAGGCAGTGGTTGCCACTATGGCTAACGTTGCCATAGCTGAATTGGATGGTGTTCGTACTATTAACTGTAACCGAGTGCTGGCTATGTTGGCGCCTGGGGCTGCCGATATTGATGACGCCGTTAAAATCATCAACGAGAAGGGCTTCAAAGGTTTTACCTGTGATATTGAGACCCTGGATAATTATGGTGGAGCAAAACGCTTCACTAATGTTCAGGGAACAAAGTAACAAAGGGGAGAGAGTAATCTCTCTCTCCTTTAAAATTTTTTTTTATAAATTCTTTGTATTTTTTTGTATATGTTCAAAACTATTAAGGGAGTTTATGGAAAAAATAGACTTGTTGACCTCGAAACTTTGGAATTCTACAATGTTCAACTTCCGACACAAATTGTTGGAATTTTCATGTTGTTGATTGAAAATGGTAAAGTTATCGTGGTCAAGTATGCTGTTTGGAGAGATAGTTGGAGTTGGTGGGGGATAAGTTGGGAATGGATAAGGAAGGTTAGTTATTTATATGGATTGGCATAAGTTTGTGTGCACACTAACCCCCAATCCACAAACCAAATCTTTCCCCAATTTCCCAATCTCTCTCACTAAAACCAACTTATATATCACTCCAAAAATCATCATCACATCAAATAAATTTTAAGGATATTATACAATAATATTTTTATTCTTTGTAAGATGTTTTACTAAAAATAACAAAACAAAACACAAACAACACAAACAAAAAGGTTTTTTATTCCAAAGGTTGAAATCCCTGTCTAAAGTTTACTTTAGACGAAATCCTATATCATAAAGCATACCTCAACGTGGTTTATAGGTCTTAAAACTAAAGTGCTTAATATTCATTTAAAAACCTCGCGATAGTATAAGGTAAATCGTATAAAGTTATGCAGTATTTTTATATTGTAGTATACACAATTGTTGGTGATGATTTGACAATGTGTAAAATAGGACTCAGTCCTCATCAACTAACTAAATGGGGAAGAAGAGAGGCTACAAAACATCCTGAACGTAGTTATAAACTATACAGACAGTCTATAACACACACTGGTAAAATTACATTCTATAAACAACTTAAATCTTATGTAACTGAAGTAGAGCATAGTTTAAAAGTTGCAAAAGAAGGTTTTGATTGGGACGCATTTGAAGCAAATCGAGGGGCTGATATGGATATTGATATTCATAGATAACCACAAACACCTGAGCAAGTGTATAAACTGCTCTCAATTAAATAAAATAAAAATAACATTAAATATGAAAGCAATAATCGAAAAAGGAAAAGCAGATAATAATATTCAAAGCTGCTTTATATCAGAATGTGGAATTGAAATAATATTTCATAATAATGACTTGGCAGATAAATTTGCTAAATCATTAGATCCATTTCATATCTCATATGTAAAGAATGGAAATAAAATAACTATATCACTAACACATTAACAATGAAAGAAAAAATCGTAAAAGACGGGACAAAGATTATCCTCTTTGCATTAGACACTGAGGATACAAGTGTGACTGGTGTTATTACTGGTCATTGGTCAACTATGGATGGCAAACTCATGTATAAGTGTCACTATAAAGAGCTTGATGGCACTGAGGGTGATTTGGACAATCTTATGAGAAAAGACTTTGAGGTTGTTCCTAATAAGTTCATCAACTTAACACCACATACAATCACACTTAATAATGGTACAGAATACCATCCATCAGGTAAAGTTACTCGTGTTGCTAATAAGTTTAGCAACTTTTGCTGTGGTATTTCCACAGTGCTCTATGGTGAGATTGAGAATCTCCCAGAGCCTGAAGAAGGTACAATTTATATCGTATCAGCATTGGTACTTGCTGCAGCAAAAGAGAAAGGTAGAACGGATGTAGTTGCTCCTGCAACAGGTCATCCTGATTGCGTTAGAGAAAACGGATTCATAGTCTCTGTACCTGGATTCGTAAGATAATTATTCATTATAACTCCAGTAAATAAAAGCATTGTATCAGGGTTGTAACCTGACTGGAGTTCTATTGTTTAACACATTAACACATAAAAAAAATGATAAAAGTATTGTTTAAATCAGAGGAGTTGCTCATAGCAGCAGACTCTGAGAGTGCGGTGGTTTACGGAAACACCACAAAAAATACCGTAATAGAGTACCTCAGCAATCTTACTCCAAAGAATGGTGAAGAAGCGATGAGCATTATTATGCTAACCATGTTACTCGCTATAAGTAAGTATGTGGTAGCTAAACAGATTAAGGTTACTACTAAGACAGAAGTGGTTGTAAAAACTGCTAAATCTTCAGTAGTTAAGACTGCTGAGGATGCTATCCGCATTGCAGCTAAATTTAACCTTGAGGAAGAGGTACAAAGAGAACTTGATAATGGTGCTACACCACTAGAAGCTCTTAAAGAGTGGGATATCATTTGATGATTGTTTTAGTCCTGAGCAAGACTTTAAACTGCTCACTTTTTAGTTGAACAAATAAACTTTATAGAAATGAAAGAGAATATCTTTGTAATCTCTACTATTTTTTTAGGGATAGTAGTTGTAGCATTGTTATTTACAATAGCTACTCTTTAGTCAGAAAATTCTGATTTACGTAATGTAGTACGTAATCAAGCTAGTCAAACTAATGAAATGGACAGATACTACAACAATGTTGTAGCTAGAGGTATGTATGCTGATAATCCTGTGTATAAAGCATTGGATAGAAGTAATACAAAAATCCAAGTAAATATGAATAAATAATTCCATATAATATGTTAACAGGTCGATCAAGTCTCTTGCAGGTGCATCAATTGTATCTGCGAGAGATAAAAACTAAAGAACACTTACATTGGCGTAAACAAGTCATTAAGACACATAACATAGCTGTAGCCAATCGTAAATCTCATAATTATGCAGTCCAACTCTTGGTAAAAGCTACTAATATTCCATATTCAGTAGAATTAGCTAAGTTGATGAATCTTATAATTAATGGGAAACTTACACAACGAAAAATGTATTATGTATCTATTGATACTGCAATATTTAAACTTATAAATAATTTAACTATTTAAATAAAATGAAGAAATACAACATTTGGAATAAAATTTTCCATAAAAGGGAATTAAACAAGAATGTTGCAGATTATAAACTTCAACAAGGTCTTGTTAATAGTTATGAGTGTTGGCTTACTAAAATTGGTAATGCCAATACTCTATCTGAGTGTATGATACTCCATAAAAGAATTTGGCGTAAAGGGTTTCGTAATGCTAACCTTGGTCCAGATAAATATGGAATGTTTAGAACTAAAGATATAAACCTTATGACAATAAATGAGGTTTATATTGGAGGAATCTATGGTCTTAATACTCGAACTATCGCACAATGGGAAGATCGTAAAGAAGAACCATATGATTCTACACAGACATGCTATGACATTGTCTTATGTGCGTATAAAAGATTGTTAAAATCTAACATTATAGCACTTGCAGATAATGCTAAGTTATTAGTAGCAGAATACCAACAAAATAATTATAAGTTATGATATTCTTACAAAATATTATTTTAATTATTCTACTTATAGGAATGAGTAAAATAGCATACGATGATTTTAAAGAAATGAATTTATGATAAATGTATTTCAAAATGAGAAGGAATATACAATTTCTGTGACTATTCCTATTAAAAAAGTAAATTTCTCTGAAACTCCATCAAAAAGAGATTTCAAGAAGTTTGCAGAAGAAGTATTTGAGGCTTATACTAATATTATAGTAGAAGCTTTGGAAGCTCGAATGAATGCTTGTGTTAATGGTCTTATTAAGCATTCAGATGATGTAAAGTATTGTGATAGTAAATATATTACATACACTAGAAAATCTGGTGGAGAACATACTTTCTCTTATAATGCTTATGATACTATGCAAAGACTAGTTAAAAAAATTCAGCAATATAAGTTGGGTGAATTAACTAAGTCTGAACTCAAACAGATTGCTAAAGCTCTTTATTGGGTTGAAGATAAATCAGATATTGGAAAATATACATTCCAAGACTTAATTGATGTAATAGATGAATACAGAGAACTTAAATAGAAAAATTGTATCAGGTTGTGAGAGTCTTGCAAGTAAGGCTCTTACAATAGATCATGATGCTAGAACTTATCACATTGGTGATAGAGTAATTCCATTTTCTTCTTGTGTTATTAAAGAAGGTAAAATTTATTACTTAACACCAATGTGTAAAGTTCTTGTTGATATGGGTTTTAAAGGCGTAGCAGATTTTACCTCTAATACAGTTATTTGTACTAGTTTTGATAATTGTAATCGCAATATTAAAACTGTAGGACTTGTAACTATCGACAACAGAGTCTTTATTAAGATTACTCTTAATTCAGAATTTCCAATGTATGAAGGTTACGAATCTTTAAGAAGTGAAGTTTATTAAGTAAAAGAATGAAGATAATCTCTGTACTCTAGTACTATAGAGTATAATAAATAGTTGGCATCTTGGAAAGAAAATTGGTTAATCATAAGACAAGACTTATGTATTTTTAAAATAAAATAGTTATCAACAATATACAGTTTAGATCATTTTCGCTAGTTCGGTCTGTGACAGATAGGGCTAGTTACTTTAGTAATCTATTATGTCCATAAACACAATAGATTACAAAGACAAATATTAGAGTTCAGTCTGTGATAGATAGGGCTCTAGTGTAAACCTACATCCTGCATATCCAAAGTAGCAGACTCTTAATGAGAAAGGTGATGGCACATTATTAATAATTAAATAGTTTAAAAAAAATGGAGACAAAAGACATTATTAAGATTACAGCATTAGTTTTTTCTAAAAAGAAAACTATTGCACAAGTAAGTAAGGAGTACAAAGCTATTCATGGTAAAGAACTTCCAATCAAGAGTGACTTAGAAACATTACAAGCACAATTATCTTTGGGAGGAATTTATCAATGGTGACAATGAATCACAATACTCTGGGAGAATTAGTAATAATGCTCTCAGCACAGATTGATGCAGAGTACAATATTTCTAAGACTACACATGCTAACTATGCTAATGCTTTCAATAAGAAGTATCAATATCTTAATAATACATTAAGAATTATTTCTGGAGAAAGTATAAAAGGAGGAACATTTGCAGCATATATTAGAAATCCTTTGTTAGTATTATCGGGACTAATTATGGATAAGTACAAGAAAATATTATTTACAGATATAAAAGGTAACACTTTTGTTGTAAATAATGTTAAATGGCTTTACCAATATATGAGTTCTAAAAACATTAATACAGAACCAAGAATATATGGATAAAGGTTTGCTAGTAATTGTTATACTTGCTTTTATTCTATGTGTGATTTGGACTATTGCCAGTCATAATAAAGTAATAAAACAAGTAAAACTTAATCAGCTAAGAGATATAAGAAGCAATATAAACAATGCTTTAAGTCTCTACGATTGTTTGTATATACATATTAATATGTATAATAAAGGATTTACTAGGAGTAAATCTTTGACATCTGATGGAATAATATTTCTATCAGATAACTTATCATCTAAAACTGTAATGTTCAAAGAGGGAACTTTAGAATATATCGAAGGTCATTATGAAGCTGACTCTGAAACTTATAAAACAGTATTAGCTACATATAAATCTAGATTAATTTCTGAAGTTAATCTTGAACTAGATAGATATAACTATTAATTTTAAAAATTATGGAATTATTATTTAATGTTAAACAGAAAAATGTTGTGGCTAAGATTGGTGAAGATTACTTCTTTCTTAGCAAGAAACCAAAGAAACTAGAGTTTGCTGATTCAGTGCATAAGACTTTAGTCTTAAAGCATTTTAAAGCTCTGAAACCAACTATTGAAGAACATTCAGTTATTGATGAGTCATTAACTGTAGATGAGTGGAAAGATTTTCCAGTATGGTTAGAGAATGAATCTAATGGCGCTGAAGGAAATCTTGAGATTACTAAATTTACTTATGGTAATATTAAACTGTATGTAAATGGTGGATGCCTTTGTGGAAATGTTCCAGAATATGCTTTAAAAGGCATTATTAAATTGTTCAAACAATCTAAAACGAAAGAAAATGCAGACAATTAAGAAAGTAAAGTACAGCATTGAGAGAGTTGGTAACAGTACGTTTTGTACTATGTCTTGTGATTTAGAGTACATAATGGATTATTTAGAAGGAGCTAATATAAAAGTTTCAAGTGCTGATACTTCTGTATTCCTTAAAATTGCGACTTCTAAAGAAAGAAAGATTTTCATTAAAAATCTTGCTTCTTGGGGACTTACTGTTGATAATTCTACTGTAACAGTCGTTTCTAAAATTACTTTAAGTAAAAATGATGAGGACGACCAGGTAGTAGCTAATCGAATTGTGAGAGATAAAGCTATGCACACTATGTGTAAAGTTATTGCAAATGCTTTAAATCAGGCTTTGGATTCTACTTATAATAGATTAGCTAAAGTAAATAATATTATTAATAAGTTAGAGCACATTGCTTATCATTCAAAATATAATGAGGATGATACAACATGTGATATTGAAAATTATCCAGATCCAGGAGATGATGATGTGGATATTGCAGACATACTATAAAATTGTCTTTGTATTGTATTAAAGTTTAAAATTTGCAAAATATGATGATTTAAACTATAAAATTTGAAATTAACAAATTTTTACTTTTACAATGGATATTTGAAACTATAATAGAGTGTTGTTGAGAAACAATGCTCTATATACTATTAACTTTATAAAAATTATAATTATGAAAGTTTTAAGAAAGATATATAATGTTATTAACAATAGCATTCAGTCTCGTGTAGTTAATTCTAAAGAAGAGGCTAACAAATACATTATTTCGCTCAATAGAACTTTAGAAAATAAAGTATCTCTTGAGACAGTAAATAATAAACAGGTAGAAGCCGTTAAAATTAATGGTAAATGGTGTATATCTGAAACTGAAATAATAGAGTAATTCTGTAAAGTTCATATATATTGTTGGCAACTAGCAGATAATTAGTTGCATTTTTATTTGGGGGAATAGCGCGTAATTGGAAGCGTCACAGTCTTCTAAACTGTTAGCATTATGCTCTTGAGGGTTCGAGTCCCTCTTCCCTCACACACATGCGGAGTTAGCTTAATGGCTAGAGCACCTCATTTCCACAATTCATAGAGAGGTTATATTGGTTCGAATCCTTTACTCCGTACTAACATTAAAAAGATTGAGTAATATGAAAAAGATTATTTTATTAATGAGTTTTATTGTATTAACTACAATAGCTCATGCGTTTAATTATGGTTCTATCACTGTTTATCAAGATGGTGAATGGAGTGACCCATTTTACATTAAAACTTCAGTAGTATATAATGAAGCTAGAAAAACTATTACTTTTAGTAATAGTAAGTTTGGTAAAATGGTATTAAAAATATACTCTTCTGAAATGAAGGATGGAGTAGAAATCCATAATTGTGGAGAGGTTAATACAGGAAGACGCTTTGTTGTATTTATTACAATAAGAAATAAAATTCCTTACGTAACTCTTAGTACTTCCGCAGATACCATGTTTTCATTTGGCTTTTAAGTTTCCATAATAATGTGTTAACGTTTTACTAGTTTTCCGATATAAACTAGTACTTACGGTAGTAGCTCAGTGGTTATAGCATCTCTTTTTATAATAGGTCATTTCGAGAAGGTCATTGGTTCGAATCCTTTCTACCGTATAAATTTAATTTGATATATTGTTAGTGTGTTTGGATAAATCCTGACTAATAAATTTATTAGTATAGGTAGGTGTTACCACTATTCTCCTTTATAGAAATGTGGGCTATGGAGATATAGCTCAGAAGGTTAGAGCACGGTAAAAATCCCGAGATTGTGGTTCGATTCCACATATCTCCACTAATACAAGAATAAAATTCTTATGCAAAATAAGATTATAAATTAGCTCTCTAAGCTTTAAGGTGGAGCACGAAACTTTTAATTTCGGGAAGACAGGTCAGTACTGTCAGGGAGCACCATTAATTTTTAATTTATTAAAAGTATTCATTTGTAATACACGAGATTCTCAGTCTGTGAAGATAGAGAATCTACTTGGCACTATCGTCTAGCTGGTCAGGACGTAACTTTTTCAAAGTTAAAAGGCGATTTCGAGCATCGCTAGTGCTACTCTTCCATATTTAAAAAACTAATACAATTAATGTTTAAAATATGAAGTCAGCGGACTTTATAACGTTAAAGAGTTGTTAGGCTTCTTGTCTGTGAAGATAGGAAGCTTTATTGGAGAAATGACTGAGTGGTCGAAAGTGGCACCCTGCTAAGGTGTTAGTCATATTACATGGCTCGAAGGTTCGAATCCTTCTTTCTCCGCTTCATTAGATACAAGGGATATTGGTGTAACGACAGCCACGTTGGGATTTGACCCCAAAAGAAGAGGTTTGACTCCTCTATATCCTTCTAATTTTAATAGGTACTAAACAACTCTCAGTAACTCTATTAAATAGCGTAATTACCTTAAAATTAATCATTTGGGTTAAAAAGAGAAAGAACGTTAGATAACTGAGGACAATGGAATAGTTTAAATATAACCAGTGAAAATTGCCTATTATTTAAATAGATTATTAACACATTAATTATAGATAAATTATGACAAGACAAGATTATTTTATTAGTAAAACCAATTTAATAGCACAAATAGAAAGTGCTAAGAAATTTGGTTGTAAACATGTACTCAAGTGTGCAAAGTTAAACTTAGCTGAACTTGAAAAGAAATACAAAAAAGAACATCTTTCTAATCCTCTGTTCAGTTACATGGTAACTGATGAAGAAATGGATGAACTTATTAGAAATGATGAAAAACCTACATTTAAAATCAAAGTAACTTTTAAAAGTGGAGAAGCTTATGATTTAATGTTTTACCATGAACTTAAAAGTGGAGTTAAACATTCTGATGTTGTGAAATGGGCAATGAAAGGATTAACTAAAACTATTTATCATCCTGAAAATATTGTAGAGGCTCGTTTTATTATGGGTTAAAAGATATGGAAGTAAAAACAATACAAATTGACTCTAATACATTCTTAGTGTTTAAGGGACGAGAGTACAGACAGATAAACATAAATGACATTGTATGTATAAAAACATCTGGTAAATATAGTACTATAATAGATGTTCATGGCAATAGTATTATTGTGTGTTGTTCATTAAAAAATATTTCACGTGTTTTATGTATTAATTTTATTCTTGCAACACAAGGATTTTTAATAAATCATAAATACATATCTGAGATAACTAGAAAGAATGATGAAAACAATACATATGTCTTAAAGTTAAATGATGATATTCATACAACTATGAATATTTCATTACACGTAGCTACAAATATGTTAAAACAACTGTAATACCATAATAGTTATAGGATTTATAAAATAAATATTGTTGGCAACTAGCAGATAATTAGTTGCTTTATCGCTTAGTGGTGGAACTGGGATACACGAGGGACTTTTGGAACACCAGTAATGGTGAATTTGAGTGCTCCATTAGAAATAATAGAAGTAGAATCTCCCTAATTAAACAAGTTAATTACTAATTGTAAAAAGGTTAGCATCTGTGTAAGAAGCAGAGTAATGATTATAGAAGCAGTATTCAGAAATCTAATTAACTTGCGACAGAAGCCTCACTTATGGTGACATAGGTTTTGGTGGTGACGAGCTAAATTGTGATAGAACGCTAATCTATCTTAAATGTAAATTGGAGTGTTACAGCATAAATGTGTAGAGACTATAGAGGAGATACCTAAGTTAATTAAAAGGAATGGTTTAGACTTCATCCTTAGTAATAAGGTTATAATAGTAATGCATTATGTAAAAAAGGAGACGCTCATTGAGAGAGGTAAAACCTAATTCCTTACTTCGAAGTTAATTGATAAGGTAATAAAATAGTCCAGACTACAATAACTTAAATATGGCGGAATTGGTATACGGCAGCAGATTGACGGAAGCGCCTCTAAAGTCATCATTAAATATCTCTTGAGGATTAAGGGTTCGAATCCCTTTATTTAAGTTAGCTTGTATAAAAGCAAGTGTAGTAGGAAAATCCCTTGACCAGGAATGGTCTTACGGGTTCGAATCCCGTCTAAGCGACATATTAATTATTAATTTGTGAAAATTGATGAATTTCTTGTAGTTGAGTTGATAAGTCAATAAAATGACTTACACATTAACTCATACTGCTTGCGAAAGTAGTATGCGTTTTAAATAAAACTATATAATATACTAGTATAAATTGAAATGTGTAGCTCAGTGGTTAGAGCGTCTATCGTTGAGTAGAAGGTCGACAGTTCAAATCTGTCCGCATTTCCTTTTTCTATCATTATTGTAATTTATAAGTTGTTAAAAATAAAAGAGCTTTGCTTGTGAAAGTAGAGCTCTTATCAAAATTGTGCGAAAACTTTAGTAAGTTAAGGCTTCTTAAAAAGCCTAAATTGCGTAGAACTGATCCAACGACGGATTCCTCAATATAGGTACTGAGTTCTTATTTATTCTTAGAAGTACCTACTCGGGCTTGTAGTTCAATCGGTTAAAACGGGAGACTCATAATCTCTTATTCTCGGTTCAATCCCGGGCGAGCCCACTATTTCTTTTATTATATTATTCTATTTTAAAGAGTCTAATTAGTTAATCTAGTTAGGCTCTTTTTTGTTTAATTAAATAACACATTAACATATGGATTTTACAAATGAAATAAACACTCTTGAATCTGAGAAGCTCAGATTAGAGGAAATGTTGAAACGTAATAATGATCGTTTGCAACTTTTAAAGGAGATGTCTACAAAACTTAGTTCTGATGGATATAGAAGATTCTTTAAATTGAAAGGATATTCTTTATTATACACTGGAGGTAAGTGTCTTAATTCTGACTATTTTGTATTTAATTGTACTTTAAAATGAGATGGCATTTAATGATTTTATAAAAAATGTAGCATACTTTACTGGCAATAAATATCTAGTAACCGGTGATTTGTTAGATGAAACTGGTACTGATGGCGAACCATTAATTAAGAATGTAAAAATATTAAAGAAATTATAGTTATGGAAACAGAAAATATAAATAACTATTCGGAAATGTCTATTGAGGACTTGGAAAAACTTAAAATAAAGTTTCTAAGTCAAAGAGATAATATAGAGAATATTATAGGAGAAATAATAAATAATATAAGAGCTAAAAAACTGCAAGTTAGTAATCACACTCTTAGAGAACATCCTTATTATAAAGATAACACATCTTATCTAAAAGTAGTTATCAATGATGGTACTGGATATACTGTAACTAAAATCACTCCTGGTGGTAAATGTATAGGTATATACCAATTTAATGCAGATAATACTAACTTTTTAAAATATTATAAAATCTGCTCTCAATCTGAATGGGAAAGTGCTATAGATAGACTTAATATATGGTTTAAAGATGCTAGTTTAAAAATTAAAAAGTTATGATTAAAGTAACAGAAGCAAAGACTATATCTAGGTCTGCTGTATTAGACCCGCATATATTAGATCAAATAAACTTTGCTATAATTAAAGAAGCTAGTAAAGGTAATTATGCAGCTTGGATTGGTTCTATACTTCCGCCAACTAATGTTGACAAATATTATAATTATCTTAAAGAGTTAGGATTTGAGGTTAGTCTTCGTTATAAGGATAAATGTGGAGTTTATGTAATTTGGTGTTAAAAATAAAAAAAAAATAAAAAATATGAATAAACTTTGGATATTACCAACAATTTGTTTTATAATTGTTTTAGCTTGGTCAGTTCCTAGCTACTATTATCAGAAAGCAAAAATTCTGGAATTGCAAATAATTGTAGATAGACAGGCAAACGCTATTCAGCAACTTGAAAAAGAGAAAAATAATACTGAAGTAACTATTCCACAGTATTTAGATAGCCTGCCTGGAGGTGATTAAGTATTTATAATATGAATACAGATATTCAATTTGTAATTCTATTCTTTATTATGATAGGAATATTAATTGTTTCTATGACTTTTTTATTGTATTATATAAGTTAATTGCTATGTATTTAGAAGGAGATAAATGGAAAAATTGGCACACTAGATGTTCTGATGCTGCCATTAAAGAGAACAAAAGTGAAGAAGATACTAAACTAAGTACTATATCAGTGTCTAAATTACTTGAGTATGTTCACACTGCACTACGTAATTGTGAGATTAATAATTTAGACCCTGATAAAGTTCCAGTATTTCTTACATTAGAGCGTGATAATAATTTGTATTCTAATATTGGTTTAGGTATATGTTGTAGTAGTCAGTTAGGTACTTATGTAACTTTAGGTTCTTCAGATTATTATAAAATGTTCTATGTTGCTCCAGATTCTAAACCTGAAGTAGGTGAATATTGGAGAAGTAGAGGTGTAGGTTATGATTTATCTGGTTTTGTGGTATCTAAACTAGCTGGAGAACGTTTAACTAGACTAGTTAAATATGTATTAAATACAGATGAACCTCTGTCTCATCTAGATTATAGAGAATTTGAACCTAACTGGATTCAGTTCAAGTTTCGAGAGGAAGAATTTAATCTAGAGTTGTTAGATAAACTTGCAATAGCAAATGATAACATAGTTAATGAAGCTATATTAAGACAATGTTTTAAATTTCGAAAAGAAAAATTTGATTTGGAACTATTAGACAATCTCACTAGAGAAAATGATGGTACAGTTAATGAAAATATATTAAGACAGTGTATGATTAATGATTCCGAAAAAGAGACAGATTTATAATTTCTTTGATGATGGTAAATGTTCACCAAGTAGATTATATAAAGCTTATGTAAAGAAGGTAATTCCTTTTAATAAGGCTGATATACATCTAAAGATACATTTAGTTAATAATGCTCTTAACTGTAGTTGGATATGGAATGGAAATACTGACTATTTTATAGGTTGTTATATTCCTAAGTACGACAATCATCTTATTTGGTTTGCTAGAACTAAATATGGTACATGGTTCAGTATGGATATTCAATCTAATTGGCAAGGAGGATTATTAGATGTCAATAGAGATGTTCAATTTAGTTTTTAACATTAATTAAGTTTTAAATTATGGGTAATGAAGATAGAATAGATCCAGATGATTGGTATGATATGGGTTTTCCATATAGCCGAAGAATCAGAAGATATTAAAGAGTTCTAAATTAGAACTCTTTTAAGTATGGGGGCTAAACTAGTATTTGATTGTCTAGGAGATAAGAAACACAGCAAGACAGTTGGAGAGACAACAAAACAATAATCGCTAGAGTTATCAATATGACTCCTGTTTCTTACGCTATTGCAGCCTAAGAAACCGAGCAGCACTTGCTTAGGAACAGAAAGGTGCACTATTTTCCATTTCTTTATTAGTTCTCTGTATACTTTAGGAACAGAGTGGTGGAAGTTGGCAATGTTAATCTTGTCAACCCTAACAGACAAGGATAGTCTTTAAAACCTATGCTGTAAGAACGTTTTGATGCAAATAGGCAAGACGACGGGGCAGTACCGTCTAGCTCCACTAGTTCATAGAACTGTTTTTATTATTATTTGTTTTTAATCCCTGGGCTATTATTATAGTTCAGGGATTTTTGTTTAATTTTAACTGTTAATTATGAAAGAACATATTAATAACTCTATTAAAATAATTGATGATATGTTATACAACATAGACATTCTTATAAATTTATTAAAGTAATTATTAAACATTTATCAAAATGGGTAAACAAATTTGGTTGCAAGATGGCAACGTTTTTAGTCAGGGTAGTGCGACAACAGTATCTCATCCTGAAGGATTACCGAAAGGTATTTATGAAGTAAAAATCTCAATGACTGGATTTTACTTAAGTAAAATCGCTGAGTCTTTTACGTTTGATTACAAACTGTATGGTCTAAACCAAAAATTTATTGATTATGTCTTAAAGACATATGAGAACACTACAGGAAATTTAGGTGTTCTGCTAGAGGGAATCAAAGGAACTGGTAAGACGGTCGTTGCAAAGGAACTTTGTAATCGTTTACAGCTTCCTGTAGTCTTAGTACAATCAATGGGCAGTGATACTAATAGTAAATTAATAAAATATTTATCTACATCCATTGATTTTGACTGTATCTTCTTCTTTGATGAATATGAGAAAGAATTTAAAAATTCTTCTGATGTTCTTTCTTTCATGGATGGTACTTATAACTCTATTTATCGTAAGGTATTTTTACTTACTACTAATGAGTTAAATGTAGACCCAAATCTTCTTGGTAGACCTTCTAGAATAAGGTATAAAAAGTCTTTCAGAAATCTTTCCGAGGAAGTTACTAGAGAAATTCTTAACGATATTTTGGAAGATAAAACTGCTATAGAAAAGGTTATAGAGTTAACTCATTCTATGAATATTATTACTATAGACTTAATTAAAGCTATAGCAACTGAAATTAATATTCATGGAGTAGAAGCTCTTCCTAATATTAAAGAAACCTTTAATATTGAATTCTCTAGATTTACTTATTTGTATAGAGAAGTACAAATCAGACAATGTGACTTGAAATTTACTCCTGAAAATATAAAGAATATATTAAAAGCTTTTTATAAGTTTAAAGAAATTAAAAAGAAAGATTGGGAGAAATATACTAGTGAAGAAACAAAATTCTATAATGAATGGTCTACTAAGTTCAATGAGGATTATGGTTCCACTACTGAGGATAAAGAGTTAAAATATCTGGAACCTGGAGATTATTTTGAGGATGATCGTATATTGATGGTAAGTATTAAAGAAAAATATGTAGTAACTATGACTGATTATGGGAATATTAGAATATATATAATTAATAGTTGCTATTCTACAAGTAAAGCTACAGGTCTTGTAAATTACGAATTATAAAAAATAAATGCCCCCTTGGAATTAATATCAGTTAATTCTTAGATATTTAATTTTTATTATTTAAACATTTACAAATTTATGGAACATTTAGTTCTTATTGGTGTTATCGCAATCGTTATTATTGTACTGCTTGTTATTATTGCTACAATGTATGTTAAAGCTCCTCCTTCGATGGCGTACATTCTTTCAGGTTTTCGTAAGGAGCCACGAGTACTTATCGGTGGTGGTGGAGTAAAAATTCCTGTACTTGAACGATTAGATAAAGTATATCTTGGTCAAGTAACAGTTGATGTTAAGACTTCACAACCAGTTCCTACTCATGATTTCTTAGATGTAATGGTAGATGCCGTATGTAAAGTTAGGGTAAAACCTGATACAGAAGGCACTAGACTTGCAGCTAAGAACTTCTTGAATATGAATTCTGTGCAGATTGCTGCTCAGGTGAAAGATTCTTTGGAGGGTAATATGCGTGAAGTAGTAGGTTCTCTTGACTTAATTAAGATTAACACTGATAGAGATGCATTCTCTGATGAAATTCAGAAGAAGGCAGCTCCTGATATGGCTAAGTTAGGTCTTGAGATTTTGTCTTGCAATATTCAGAATATTACTGATGAGAAAGGCTTGATCCGTGATTTGGGAGCTGATAATACAGCAGCTATTCAGAAGAATGCTAAAATTACCCGTGCTAATGCTGATAGAGACGTAGCTAAGGCTCAGGCTGAGGCTGACAATGAAGCTAATGAAGCACGAGTAAAGGCTGATACCATTATTGCTGAACGTAATAATGAATTAGCTATTAAGAGAGCTGAACTAAAGAGATTGTCTGATATTAAGAAGGCTGAATCTGATGCTGCATATGAAATTCAGCAGCAGGAGCAGCAGAAGACTATTAATATCAAGACTGTAGATGCTGATATTGAGAAGACTCGTAAAGAACAGACCTTATCTGAGGAGAAGATTAAGATTAAGCAGAATGAGTATCTTGCAGATGTAAATGCTAAAGCTGATGCTGACAAGTATCAGACAGAAATTGATGCTCAGGCTGCTTTGGAGAAGCAGAAGCGTGAGGCTGAGGCTGAAGCTTATAAGGCAGAGCAAACTGCTAAGGCTGTAAAAGCTAAGGCTGAAGCTAATCGTTATTCTCAGGAGCAGGAGGCAGCAGGTATTCGTGCTAAGGGCGAAGCTGAAGCATATGCTACTCAGCAGACCTTAACTGCGGAAGCTGAAGGTACTAAAGCTAAACTTTTGGCAGAAGCTGAAGGTGTGAAGGCTAAGGGTCTTGCAGAAGCTGAGGCTATGCAGAAGAAGGCTGAAGCATACAGTAAGTATGGCTCTATTGCTGTAATTGACATGCTTTCTAAACTTAATGAGAAAGTTCTTCCTGATATGGCTAAGTATATTGCTGAGCCTATGAGTAAGATTGGCAATATGACAGTTTATGGAACTAATGGTTCTGAGGCTTCTGGTATTTCTGGTAATGTGCCTGCTATTATTAAGCAGACTCGTGACATTGTAAAAGATGCCACAGGTGTAGATATGGCAGACATTATGAAGGCTAACACCATTGATGCTAAGGTTAACAAGAATGTTAACGTTAATGGCGACGTAGAAAACACCAATGTAAATGTATAAACATTAAGTATCACAGAGGGAGGGAATAATCTCTCCCTCTTTTTCTAACTTTTAAAAATTTTATGGAATACTTAGATTTTAGAAATCTTGTTACAGAAGCATGTAATAAGATGATTAAAGAGAATAAGCATCTCTTTATTCTTGACACTCAAAAAGAATTTTTATGGATGGCTTATATGGAATCTTTCCCTGAAGGAGCCGTACGTCAAGAATTTAACTGTGTAAATTGTAAACATTTCATTACTCGCTATGGAGCATTAGTCTCTGTAGATGAGAACTATAAAATACATTCTTACTGGGAGGATGTTCACGCTGAAGGAATGTTTGCTAAAGTTGTAGACAATATGTTACAAGTGCTTAAAAATACTAAAATTAGAAATGCATTTGTTACAGAAGAGACTACAATGGGTTGTAAATGTAATCAGCAGATATTACCTTCTAAAGAAATAATTACTTGGAATCATTTTTATGCTACTCCTACAAGTAATTTAATTATGGATAAGTCTCAGACTCCAACATTCCGTGCAGGTGCTAAATCTTCACATGATGTATGGATAAGAACTTTATCTGAAATCAACTATAATTCTGTACAAACAGTATTAGACTTAATTGCAGATGATAACCTCTATAGAGGTGACACTTATCTACGTCAAGTGAGTGCTTTAAAGACTGCTCTTGATACAATAGAGAATAAGCACTTGGAAGGTTTTAAGTTAGATAATTATGCTTGGATATCTTCTTGTGTACTTCCTGATGCTGTAACACATATACTTAATAGTGCTATAGGTCAGCTTCTTAAAGACATAACTGATACTAACAATGTTGAAAGTTCAGTTAAGAAGTTTGAAGCTATGGTTGCTCCTTATAATTATAAGAGACCTAAAGGTATTATCACTAAAACTCAGGTAGAAAATGCTTATAAAACTGTAGTAGAACTTGGCTATGAAGATTCTTTAGAGCGTCGTCATGCTAAAGTAGAAGATATATCTATTGAAGATGTTATCTTTGTAAATAGAGAAACTCGTAAGAGAATGTTAGGAGGATTTGATTCTCTTATGAATGAAACTTCTAATACTAGCAAAACTGCTACAGACTTTGAGAAGACTGCTATCCCAACAACTATGGAAGAGTTCCTTAATAATATTGTTTCTAAGGCTAGTAAGCTTGAATTATTCTTTGACAATAAGTTAAATAATAATTTAGTAACTCTTACTGCCCCAGTTAATAAAGAAGCTCCTTCTATATTTAAATGGAATAATGGGTTTGCTTGGGCATATAATGGTAATATCTCTGACGCTATTAAACAACGTGTTAAAGAAGTAGGAGGTAAGGTAGATGGCTATATGAGAATCTCTCTTCATTGGTACAACTACGATGATTTGGATTTACATATGAATAGTCCTTATGGACACATTCATTATGGTAATAAAGCAGACCTTCTTGATGTAGATATGAATGCCTGTGGAGGTAGTGCTTTTGAAGAACGTAATAATCCTAAGAAATTCTCTCGCAATGCTGTAGAAAATATCATTTTCTCAGGAATTCCTAAAGCAGGTACTTATAAAGTATTTGTTAACAACTTTGCTAAAGTTGAAAATATTGATTTAGGATTTGAAGTAGAAGTAGAACTTAATGGAGTTGTTCATACTTATGTGTATGATAAAGACGTCCCTCATAAGAGCGATGTTCCAGTATTAGACTTTACTTCTAATGGATGTGAAGTTATCTTTACTAAAGAACATTTAAGTAGTACTACAGCATCTAAAGAAATTTGGGGAGTAAAGACTCAGAACTTCATTGAAGTATCTGCTATATGCTTATCTCCAAATTACTGGGGAAATAATAAGGTAGGTGCTAAGCACTATTTCTTTATGCTGAAGGATTGTAAGAATCCAGATGCTGTTCGTGGATATTTTAATGAGTATCTTAAAGACGAACTCACTAAAAATCATAAGAGAGTATTCGAAGTATTAGCATCTAAAGCTTTGACTCCTTATGATGATAATCAGATGAGTGGTTTAGGATTTATAGCTACTTCTCGTAATTCACTTATGGTTAGAGTAGATTCAGGTAAAATTTATAAAGTAAATATTTAATAATTAACAACAATGTACAAAGAAGCATTACAAAAGAAATTACGTTTTAAGACAAACAAGGGTATGATTACTACAGAAGATTTGTTCGACTTATCTCTGCAGAATCTTAACACTTTAGCTATTATGCTGGATAAGAAAATTAGTGAGGCTCCTAAGAAGTCTTTCATTGAAGAGCTTCCAGCTGAAGAAAATGATGATGAACTTCGTTTCGGCATCGTAAAAGATGTAATTAATATTAAATTAAAGGCTCGTAAAGACAATATTAATAGAGCACAGATTGATGCTCGTAACAAACGTATTGCTGAGCTTATCGCAAAGAAAGAGGACGAAGCTCTTGAGAATAAATCTATTGAAGAGCTTCGTGCTATGATTCAGAATTAAAATTTTTAAGATTTTATTTTTAGAAAAAAAATTCACAACTATAATAACCTCAGTAATAAGGAATACTTATTGAACGTTGTGAAACGTGAATTATAGTCGTGATAATTAAAAGGAAACTCAATCTTTTGAGGGGACTCTATTTAGAGTCCCCTCTTTTGGCTTATTATGACTAGCAAATTTAAATTGTATGAAAGTATTGTCTTAGACAATATTAAATTTACAGTTATTAATATTAGTGTAATTCCACAATGTGCTCAATATATAGATAATAAATTTGTCTATTTATTTGATTTTAATTATTCTTTAAGTTATGGGGATTACAAGATAGAACTCACAGAGACAGAAATAAATAATTTAATTAAAAATAATAAAGTAAACAAAAATTAACTTTTATAATTTTTATAGTTAAATTATATTTATATCACAAACGGGTTAGGACTGTTATAGTTACGAATTTCACGATTAACCTGATTCCCAGATGTATATATCTATAAATATACTGACTTTTTTGAAGATTTCAACATGAAATTGGAAGGGTCGTACTTACCTTAGTACACAGAACCGAGAATTGGGAAGTTCTCGGTTCATTTTTAAATTTTATTAAAATTATATTTTGAATAATAAAATTTAGATTTATAATAGTCAATACGATAAAAAAGAATAAAAAATGAAGAAATTACTTGTATTTAGTGTGTTATTTACACTCTTGAGTTGTTCTACTGGTTCAAATAATTCAGTAAATTCAACTTCAAATGATTCTATTAATGTTGATACTACAGTAGTTGATACTACTGCTATTGATTCAACTGTATGTCCTGATTAATCAGGACTTTCGTCTAGATAGCCAAGTGGTCAACGGCAGCAAGCTGTTAACTTGCCCCGAAAGGTTCCTAGGTTCGAATCCTAGTCTAGGCGCAATAATATATGCCTCTTATTTCTAAGGTTAGCTACCTTCTCGAAAAGAAATGTGTACACAAGAGGCGCCTGGAGTATTAAGCCCTGTTGGTAAGGGAACTAGACTGTCACTCTAGTAAAACTAAGGGTTCGAGTCCCTTATATTCCGCAAATAATAGAGAGGACCTAGCATTTAACTAGGCGGTTGTTAGAGGTAGCGGTGGCGATCCACGAGTATGCCTGATAGCTCAATGTATTATTAGAATATGGTCACGATAGTTCGCCCGTCTAATGCCATATTCGCCTTTATTTAAGCTTCAATAGCACAGTGGTAGTGCAGCATTCTTGTAAAATGCGGGTCGTAGGTTCAAATCCTACTTGAAGCTCTTTAATATCGTGGGTTGTAGCAGTGGTAGCTTGTTTGTCTCATAAGCAAACGGTCATTGGTTCGAGTCCAATACCCACAACTAGTTAAAAAATAAATAATATGAAAAAAACTTTTAATTATCAATCTGACGCAAACTTTTATGATAAAAAGGATTTTATTATAGCTGTTTTAAAAAGCAAAATAAATAGGTTTAAAGAGTATGATGCTGAAAGAAAAAAGCATTATGCTGGTTTAGAACAAAAAATCGGAGAATTAGAATCCTATATAGATGAATTAGAAGATGGATCGACTATAGCTTCCTTAAATAATAAGATTCAGTCTTTAGAAAATGAGATTGAAAAACAGAATCTTAAAATTAAAGAATTACAAGCTAAAGTTAATATATCTTTGTTTGATGATACTAAGTCTTTTAAAGAATTAGAATCCATAGCAAATAATTTAAAGAACTTTAATAGCATGAAATTAGCTATTAAAGCTCTCAAAAAACATCTTAAAGATAATAAAAAAACTATATCTGATTTAATATATGAATTAACACAAGCTAAACTTAAAATAAAACAATTAACTGGAGAGTAATCTCCAATTTGGGGCGTCGGCTCAAATGGTCAGCACCTGCTTTGCACGCAGGCATTCTTAGGAGTTCGAATCTCCTACGCTCCACTATTAAACAATGTGAGATTAGTGTAGTTGAAGGCGCACATCACACTTCCAATGTGAAGGCTTGCGTGGGTTTGATTCCCACATCTCACACTATGATAAAGCTCTAGAATACTAGTTACAGGAGCAACGTAACTTATAGGGTGCCTCTCAACGATGCATACTCGCCTATTAGGTGTCGTAGAACCTACGAACTGGAATGGTTCGACGTTTTTTGCATTCCTATAGAATCCTAAATAATAAAAATAGAGACCATGTCTCTAACAGGGGTGATTTACCTGGGATTCTTAAATTTTTAAACTCTCCTCCTAGATATTTTATAAGTTAAACTTTAAATTTGATTTATTATGATGAAAATTTTAAAAAGAACTTTAAAAGCATTTAAGAAGGGTTGGATTTGGTATGCTAATCAGTATTGTAGATTATACATGCCTCCAATTATTTAATCTTATTATTTAATTTGTAAGTACCAAAGGGGTACTTACTGATGTTGAGTCGGGCAATAAGCTCGACTTTTTTTGTTTGTATACATTTTAAAAATTTTATATATTATGGAAATAATTAATACAATTGAAACAACATTAAATGATATTAATGGTACTACTTGGATTAACAATGTTAAAATAGAAGGAGCACAAACCATTAGTATTAATAATGGTAAAATTTATGTAAATGGAAAATTAAGAGAAGATCTTAAAAGTCCATCTATAGAAGTGAAAATAGAAGGTAATGTAGCTAGTGTACATACTGGTAGTGGTAATGTTTCAGTTACAGGAGATGTTACAACTATTAATACGGCTAGTGGTGATGTAACTTGTAAAGACGTTAAAGGTGGAGTATTAACAATGAGTGGTGATGTTACTTGTGGTAATGTTGGTGGAAATGTTAGTACTATGAGTGGTAATATATACCATAACTAATAAAGATTATTTATAATGAGAAGATTTAAATTTATATTAATATTATTATGTTTCTTATGCACTAAAAGTATTGCTCAAACAATAACTCATGTAACTCTTACTTGTTATCAGCCAGTAAAGAGTCAATGTGACAGTAAACCATTAGTTACAGCTGATGGTTCTAAAATAAATTTACACCATTTAAAACATAATAAAATTAAGTGGTGTGCTATATCCCGTGATTTACTTTATTTATTTCCAAAGAATAAACCTAAAAAAGTGTTTATAGAAGGATTTGGAATATATGAAGTTAGGGATGTCATGAATAAAAGACATAAACATCGTATTGATATATTAATACACCCCAAAAACTCTAAACGAATCAGTATAAAACATGTAAAAGTTAAAATTCTTAAATAATGTGTTTATATTTGCGATATAAAGAAGAATGTGTAGCTACTTCTAACATATGTGTATGGAAAGCTCTAATAAATTATGGTAGGTTCGGTTATTATTCACCAATATTTAATTATAGATATAATATAGGAGAAACTTATACATCATACTTAGACAGAAATAAGAATAGTGTATCTGTAGATATAGGACTACATTCTTTTGGATATAATATAAAGATAATAAGTCCTTATGCTGGAAGATATGAATGTCGTGGAGATACACATAATAGTTTTGATATTAATGAATCTATTGATACTATAGGTTTATTTATAATTCCTGAAGGAAGTCACTATTATACTGATGGATATTTCTACGCAAGTGATACTTTAAAATTATTAAGAACTCTTCCAAAAAATAAATTTTTTAATTATATGATGAACAGATGACATTAAAAGAAATTGTAGAAGCCTTTGATGGCAAGGAGAAAGGGACTAGTAAGTTTATCTTATTAGTCCCTATTTTTGTATTAGCATTACTAATATTTATTAATTTAAATGGTTAAGTATAAAAAGTGTGGGGCATTACGAATTAGAATAGATGGTAATAAATGTATTGTAGTAAATCTTAGATTACCTTCTATTACTAGTCGTAGTACTTCATATTTAGGGTTTTTAAGAGAAACTATTTTAGATAGTAATAAGCAAGAGTTTAATAATGCTGTAGAAACGATCTGTACTAGAATTAAATCTTTATAGTATTATATTATCTTACTTATCATAACGCAGATGATTATTAGTAGAAAATTATTAATATGATTAAATGTGTTTATTGATTTAACATTAGACAGCAATAGTATTAATAGAAGATATTTAATAGCCGTAGATGATATTTCCGTAGTAGAAGAAGCTGGAGAAAGCTCTTATGTAATGTTAAAGAGTGGTGACTGTCTTTCTGTGAAGGAATCTATTGATTATATAAAGTCTTTATTAAATGTTGTCAAATGACAAAGTAAATGTAAATTTAGGATGTGGAGGATGGGTTATTCCAGTAACTTTTATTATTTTATTAGTTGCTAAAGTTATTCTACATTCAGATATTTCATGGTTAGTTGTTTTTAGCCCATTCTTAATAGGAATAGGACTCATAATTATACTCTGTATTATATTGCTAATTTTATATTGTATACCTGATGGAAGATCTAACAGATATTATAAGTGATCTAGATGATTATTGGAATGATCTAGAAGCAGACTATTGGAATTCCTTAGAAAAAGAAGGATTATGAATTCAGATACTCTTGAAATAAAAGTAAATAAAGCTTGGAAAACATTAATTGCAGAGTCTCCTATATATCTATTAATGTTTAATAGAGAGTTAGGAAAGTGTAAAGACTTTTTTATTCTAGGATATTATACAGCAATTAGGGATTCTCACTTATGAATTATCAAAAAGCTAATCAAGTATCTTTATTAGTAGAATTAATTAAATCTTCTGAAACAGTGTCTAAAGAATATTCTGAAGCACATATACCAGAAGATTTAATTTCTAATATAAAGATATTGTGTATGAAAGATAGCAGTTTTAGAAGAAGTTTCTATAGTATAATGCAAAAACTTGGAAAGAAATATTCAGATATTTATATAAATAAATTATCAGCATTATGAATTTAGTTTGGCTGAAATTAATAAAGCGAATCTTAACTCATAAGTATTATGTTGCTAAATATTGCTTTCAAATAGGATTATATTGGCAAGGTATTACTCATGATTTGTCTAAATTTAGTTTTACAGAATTTTCAAGAGCTATTAAGTATTGGGATGATAAAATGAGCTCTTTAGCGAATGAGTGTAGAATATTAGGATATAGTCAAACATTCCTTCACCATAGAGGAAGGAATCCTCACCATTATGAATATTGGATACATTCCTTAGATAATGGAGGAATTCCTGCTAAAATGCCTAAAAAATATGTTCTAGAACTTATATGTGATTATTTAGCAGCAGCTAAAACATATGGAGCTGACCCTAGAAGAGAATATACATGGTGGCTTAAACAACAGCCTCATATGAAAATCCACAAAAAAACTAAGAGTTATATAACTGAAGTGTTTTATAAATATAGTATAGGTTTAACATTAAAAGAATCAATTAATGGAAATTATTAATGCAACTGATGGCTATAAGCTTGGTCATCATCGTATGTACCCAGAGGGTACACAAATGGTCTATAGTAACTGGACTCCTAGAAGTAATCGTTACTTCCCAGAAGCTACAGAAGGTTCTGTAGTATTTGGTATTCAGTACTTTGTAAAGAAGTATTTGATAGAGGAATTTAATAAATGGTTTGCTCTTCCTAAGGAAGAAGCTATTAAGCAATTTGCTTATCGTGTAGGTAACTTTGTAGACCTTAACCAGGTTGGGACAAAGCATATTGAAGAACTTTATGATTTGGGGTATCTTCCTATTGAAATTAAAGCTCTTCCTGAAGGTTCTATCTGTCCTATAAGAGTACCTATGATGACTATTAAGAACACTCTTCCGGACTTCTTTTGGTTGACTAATTACTTGGAAACTTTAATTAGTTGTACTCTATGGCTTCCTTGTACTTCTGCAACAAGTGCTCGTCTCTATAAAAAGAGACTTATGGAACATGCTAGAAAGACTGGATTCCCAGAAGATGTAAATCTAGGTTTCTCTTGTCACGATTTCTCAATGAGAGGTATGGCAGGACTTGATGCTGCTATTATTTCAGGTATGGCTCATATGACTTCATTCTGTGGTAGTGAAACAATTCCTGCTATTGAAGCAGTAGAGCATTATTACAATGCAGATGTTACTGAAGAACTTGTAGCTGCAACTGTCCCGGCTTCGGAACATTCAGTGGCTTGCTCTACTATTAGTGATTTTGAAGATAATGTAGAAGAAATAATCTTAGATGATTTTGGTAAATTAATTGGATATATTGATATAAATGGAGACAAAAATTTGTTCTAATAGCAAAAAGAGTGTTTCTGTTATAAAAATTTACAGCCTTTATGGGCTATTGATAATTTGAAAAAAGCGTATAAATATGAAAATTCAAAAAGCGTCTGAAGAGGACAAAAAACTTATTGGAGAATTATTGTCAATTAAAAGATTGATAAATGAATTATATCCTATTGGAATTGTATCTATAGTTAGTGATACTTATGATTTTTGGAGAGTGGTAGAACGTATTCTCCCTCGTCTGAAAAAAGACATTATGAAGCGTGATGGTCGAGTAGTAATTCGTCCTGATAGTGGTGACCCAGTGGATATTATTTGTGGTCTTCGTACAAATCCTCATTACCACACTGCAATGAAGGAAGGCAAGTACTATTGTGATTTCAATCCATTTATGGATGATGATGAAAGTCATTATGTAGAAGTATCTGAAGGTCAGTATTATGGAGCATATTATATGCTAGGTAAAATCTTTGGATGGAATACTACTGTGAACGATTATCGTTATCCAAGCACCAAGGTTGGGTTGCTCTATGGAGATTCTATCACTCTAGAGCGTCAGCGTGATATCTATGCTCGATTAGAAAATGCTCATATGGCAGCTTGTAATCTTGTTCTTGGTATTGGATCTTATACTTATCAGTTTAAGAGTAGAGATTCTCTTGGGTTAACTGCGAGCCCCTTTATGCAGTAATGCATATCGAATAACCGGAAGAATTGCTGGGAAGAGTTTGTTAATTCTTAATCAGCAGCCGAGCCACAGGGAAGACTGTGGAAGGTTCAGAGACTAAGGACACTACGGTGAGCCTACAGCATCCGGAATCCCTAAATATAGGGATTATGATATAGTCCATAAAAATTAACATAATTTAACTTTTATTACTTGTAACTTTTACTGAAAATTATTATATTTAAACAGTTAAAACTACTTAAATTTATATAATATGAAATGTGCAAGTTGGACAGAAAAAGAAATTGAAATCTTGAATACCTTTTATTTAGACCATACAGCACAAGAATGTATAGATGAGTTTGGTTTAAATAGAACTGTTAAAGCTTTATAGAAAAAAGCTAGAGAGCTTGGTATCCAAAAGAATAAGAGATGGACAAATGAAGAGGAAGATCTTCTAAAGTTTCATTGGGAAAATTCTGATATGGAAACATTATTGAATACTTTCCCTACTAGAACTTATTCTTAGATGATGAATAAAGCCAGATTACTAAAAGTAACCTCTAAAGTTGAAAGAAAGCGTTAGGGTTCTTTAAAATTTTTAGATAATCTTACTAGTAAATCGGCTTATTGGTGGGGCTTTATTATGGCTGATGGTCATTTATCTCCTAGAGGAGAATTATGTATATGTTTATCAGGCAAGGATAAAGATTATCTAAAGGTGTTAGCTGAACATCTTAAATGTAAAATAACACTAAGAATTAAGTCTGGAGGATTTTCTAAAGAAAATTCTGAGTTTGTTGATTTACGTATTCAAGATAAAAAATTTCAAGAAAAATGGTACTCTATTTTAGAGTATACTAATCCAAAAACGTATAATCCTCCAAAATTGGATATATTCTATACTAAAGATTTATTAATCTATTTTTTAATAGGTTTAATAGATGGTGATGGGTCTATATGGATTAGCAATCAAACTGAAACTAATCATGGTTCTATTGCTCTAAGAATAGAAGTACATCCAAATTGGAAAGATAGATTTATAGAATTATTCTCTAAAATAGAGGAATTATATGGAATAAGATTTAATATTAAAACAAGTAATAAAGGTTATGTAAAAGCAGAAATTGCTTCAAGGAAAGACCTTGAAAAGTTATATATGTACATAGATAACTGTGACTATATGACTAGAAAATGGGATAAAGTAAAAGCTTTTATGTTGCAGTAAAAGCAACTGCTTGTATAATTAATGGTAAACTTATAGAAATCTATAAGCACCCAAAGACTGATGATGGAACAAAGAACTCTCTTAAAGGTCTTATTAGAGTTGAAGAAGAGAATGGTAAGTATGTCGCTTATGACCAGCAGACTAAGGATGCAGAACTGCAAGGTTGTCTTAAAACAGTCTTTGTAGATGGAGAATTAGTAAGAGAATATTCTCTTTCTGAAATTCGTGAACGTGTAAATTCAACATTAGTATGATAAAAATTGTTAATGGAGATTTACTCCAATCAAACTTACCTCTTATAGCTCATCAAACTAACTGTTTAGGAGTAATGGGAGCAGGTATAGCTAGGTTTATTAAAAATAAATGGAATATTGTATATACACAATATGTTGATATCTGTAAAAATTTTGAATATTCTAAAGATTTATTAGGTAAATGTCAAATATGTGTAACTGGAGAATTTCCTATTAAATTTGTAGCTAATTTGTTTGGTGAATATTCTTTCACTGAATCAGTAGCTCCTTTTGAAAATAGACATACTGATTATAATGCTCTTAAAAAAGCTTTGTTAAATTTAAAAGCTTTTTGTGAAGACGAAGAAGTAACAGAAGTAGGTATTCCTTATAAATTAGGATGTGGATTAGCAGGAGGAGATTGGGATGGAGTAGTTTATCCTATGCTTCAAGAACTTTTTGCTAATGATTCAACAATAACTCTTTATATTTATAAATTATGCAACAATTAAATTTAGTACATCTAGAAGATAGTGATATTAAATATTCTATCTCTAGATTCCCTGATGGGGAAGTTCAAATTTCATTAGAAGAATTTAGTCATAAGGAACAAGTATTAGTAAAATGTAGAATTACTAATGCCGAAGACTTGTTTATACTTATGCAAGTTTTAGATATCCTTGATAGACATGAAGTTCTATATAAAATAAATATCTATTACTTAATGAGTATGAGAATGGATCGAGTAATGGTTTTCAATAGACCATTCACTTTAAAAATAGTCTTAAATGTATTAAAAAATTGTAATGCAGAGACTATTGAAATCTTAGAACCTCATTCTGATGTTTATTATGATCCTAGATTCGGAGCTAAATTCATGCCTCTTTACGCTGAAAAGAATCCATCTAATAATACTTGGAAAGAATTTCAATTAGTTTTCCCAGATGCTGGAGCTGAAAAGAGAAATGAATTCAGATATAATAGTACAGCAATTACTTGTAGTAAAGTTCGAGATTTAACTACTGGAAGAATCTTAGAGATTAAAATAGACAATCCTGAAATAATTAGTGATAAACCATTATTAATTCTTGATGATTTATGTGATGGTGGAGGAACTTTTTGTGGTATTGCTAAAGCATTTAATGCTTTAGGTATCCCTAAGGAACGTTTAAATATCGTAGTCACTCATATGGTAAATCCTAAAGGTATAAAGAATCTGTCAGAAAACTTTAATCACGTATGGTTTACTAACTCTTATAAAGACTGGGACAATCTTCCTGAGAATGTTACAATGTTTAAAGTTATCTAATGTATATTTTGGGACTTATTATAACTATTATTTTGGTAATAATTATAATTGATCCAGGATTAGATATTACAGATAACCAATGTATATTGTGGTATTCAAATTTAGAAGGAGAACGTTGTTATTTAATACTTTGGAATAAAAATGATCATTATAAATAAAAATGAATTAGACCCTGACTTAATTCATGACATTAATTTAGAGTTAGAAGCATTATTTACAGATAATAGAACTTGGGAAATTAGTTCTAATACTGGAGATTTAGATGATGCTTCAGATATACGAATTGTTATTAAAGGTGAGGGACATTGCTATATTTCCACAATAAGTGATACTGAAGAGTATGTTAGGGATTTATTAAATTGTTATAGAAAAGCTCATAGTTTTGATACTTTTTGTATGTCTACAACGTATTTTGATCCTGAAAAGAACGGAATAGTATTTGAATATGCAGATTACATATCTTTATAACTATGTTACAGATTTATACTGATGGTGCTTATAAATCTTCTATTGACCAGGGAGGTATTGGAATAGTATGGATGAAGGATGATAAAGTATTTAAAAAATACTCTAAAGGCTTTAAACATACTACTAATAATAAAATGGAATTAATTGCTATGCTATGTGCTTTTAAGTCCATTAAAACTCCAATAGATGAAGTAGAATTTATAAGTGACAGTCAATATGTATTAGGATGTCTTACTAAAGGATGGAAGAAAAAAAAGAATGTAGAGCTCTGGAATATTTTAGATAAAGAATATGAAAGAGTTAAATCTTTAATAAAAAATATTAAATTTACCCATGTTAGGGGACATCAAGATTGTTTTGGTAATAATCTAGCGGATGAATTAGCTAGTAATGCTAGTTTAGAATTATTAGAATAATGTATTTAGTTATATCAATAATAATTGTTGCAGGTATAACTATTTATATTGGATCTGCATTTGCTGTTATAGACAGATGGACTGAAATTAATGTTCCTACTAATATAATAACAATATTAATATTAGTATGTCCAATTATAAATACGTTATTAGCACTGTATTACCTGTATCCTGAATTAACAGAAACTTTAAGTAAAATTTTTAAAAATAATTAATTATGGCTAAAGAAATTGTAAAAGCAACAGTGGACACTATTACTATTTATCATACTACTGGTGGTAAAATTGCGGTAAAACGTAGTGACCGATTAAAACCAAGTAGATATTTCGATGATATCAAAGATGCTCGTAAGTATGCTGATGAGCACTTTGAAGGTAATGTCTCAGAGTCTCTCTAAGACATTTTCATTTCTAGAGTGATAAATTGTTCATGATTCTAAATTTAGAAGTTTGTAGGCTATTCTAGATGTGTCTATGACTAAATTATGGTATTTTACCTAGATAATTTTAATATTACACAGATGATTAATTTTCTTTTAATTTTCAATTCTAGTTAAAATGAAGTATAAGGCAAAGCTTGAAAGACTTCGTCAGAAGCAGGTATGGTGGGATAAGCTCCCTCAAACAGTAAAGAATGTAACAACAAGACCTGGTGGTATTGGATCAAAGTAATCTATGATAATTAAAGAGTCTGATTTTGAATTAAGATCTTCAACAAATGATGAAAGTTGTCCTCATTGGGATTTATATATTATGAAGACCATTAATGCCAAATCTAAAACTAGAGAGGCTAGAGAGGAACTTACTTTAGCAGGATATGGATTAACCTTATCTGGAGCTATGGCATCAATTGCTAGATATAGAGTAGCTAAAGCTAATTCTGAAAAGGCTTTTACTATGCAACAATATTTAGATTCCTATACAAAAGAACTTCATAGATTATATGATATTGTGGGGGAAACTCCTAACAATACTACTTTGATGGAGGAATGATTAAGTCCATTCCTATAACTACTTGGAGAGACGAACATCATAGAGACATTACAGTTTCTAAGATGTTCGTCTATGAACTTACAGCATATGCTCATTATAAAGATAGAGAGGAATTGCTAGGTAGCAAGTTTATATCTTCAAGTAAACCTCTTAAAGAGAGGGTACAAGTTACTAAAAAAATTGGATACAGAATTATAAAATCCATTGACTTAGTATCAGCTCCTCTAGATTATATTATTAATAATTCCAAATTTAAAAAATTATGACAAACACTAAGCAGAAACTCGTAGATTACAGAGAAGGTAGTTTTGTAGACTTTGAAGGTAAAGATCATTACTTTGTAGTATGCGCTGTTCTTAGAGAAAGTACTATATCTAAAAATCCTACTAGAATTCTTAGTTTTGGAGTATCTTTCTGTAATCCGGTAGATAAACACAACAACGAACTTGGTAAGAAAATTGCTTATGGTAAAAGTATTAGTGATAGAAATACCAACGTACTATTAGGTAGAGCAGGACTTCTTAATATTGAGACTGTAAAATATATACTTGATAATGAAGTTAATCACGTAAAACAATATCCTGAGCAGTATAGTGTGGCATATGCTAAAGCTAAAGATAAATATGAAAAAGCTGAAGCTGAAGCTTTAGCTCAAAAAGCAGCTTTAGCTCAAAAAGCAGCTTTATATGATAAGGCAGTAGCAGATTAATGAAACTTTTAGATAGATTAATTTTAATATTAATTTTTATTACTATTATAGGAGCTACTATCTTTTTATATAAAGGGTTTAAATCTACTACTGTAATGCCTACAGATACCTTAGAAAGAAAAATAGACTCATTAAATAGTAAGAAAAATTCTATTAAAGTTAATATCAATAAGTGTGATACTGCTATCTACTATAATAAAACTATCTATGTTAAAGAGAAGGACAATATTATTAAGCAGTCTCCTGATAGCGACATGCAGTTTTTCACAAACTACATTCAAGAAGTCGGGAGAAAACTTCTTATTGACACCGTATCAATTAAAAATAACTAATCTTATTTTTAATGAGCATAAATATTTACTAGTAAATGATAGTCTACAAAAAATTCAAATAAATAACTACAAATCTTTAGTAAATACGCTGGATAGTACGCTAACATATAAAAATTATCAAATAAAGATTCAATCTGATAAAAATAATGAATTGTATATGCAAAATAAAAAATTATCAAAATTGAATTATTTATTTGGAGGTATAAGTATATTATCTATAATATGTGCTCTAATACATTAGATACTTACATAAAGGATACTGACGGTAAGAAATTTAAATTTCCAGATAGAGATTGTAAGAATTGTAAAAGATATAAATGCTTAGTAAATATGGACATGCTTAAATGTAATTTTGCTAAGTATGGATGCAGAAATTATAATCCTAGATAACTAAAATTACTAAAAATTGATAAATAATATTTACGCCTTGAAAAAGGATTACCATATTATTGCGGAAATTTATTTATCAATTAATGGTTGTTTATAGTAAATTACTTGAGAAATTTAATGATAGCTTAGGCTATGTGATATATGTATTCGAATTGTTAGATAATGAGGATAAGCTTAGAGAAAAGACTAAATACCTTATGTGTACTCAACCTCCTAATTGGAGCGCTGCTACTATAAATTATGGGGATATTGGTTATCTCGAAGTGAAGCCTGTAATAGCAGGGATAGATGAATGGTACGATGGAGACACACAACAGAAATACAGATATAATAATGTCTGGTTTATTAAGTTTGTCCCTCAGAGACCTAAAAACGTAGATGATATAATAATACAATAAATAATCTTTAAGATTTATGACAACAGTTTTAGGTGATAAACTCAATCAAGCTTTTGAAGCTAAGAATAATGATGTAGAAACATTTCTCTGGAAAGGTTCCAGAAAAATTGTAGATGGTGAACGCATTCAGTCTTCCATGAAAATGGTAGATATGACTGAAGAAGAATTATGTAAAGCATATAAACATTGTGAATCAATGCTTTATAGTGACAACTATGAAAATCCTGGACGACGAGTTTTGTTGGAACAGATTGAAGATCAAAGAACTCGCTGTAATGCTGAGTTGTTCTTAATTTGGCTATTGTACCCAGGTGAAGGTAGTACTAGACAAGGTATTGTAAGAACTAGTTTCTTTAATATGCTCAATCAGCAGATTACTGCTCAGGCAGAACAGTTTGCTAAAGAGAATGCAGAAAGTGGTGAAGGCGAGACAAATGTTAGTGCTATTGCAGAGACTCTCTTTAAAGAGTGGACTCTTAATGATATTATGAATAGTGATGAAGATTCATTTACCATGTTTGCTTCATTACCATTGTATATCGTTAGAGAAGCTTGTTTATCTGCTTTAGGTAAATGTGTCCGTAAACACATTACTCTTACATTTATTACTGAGCTTGGATTGTGGTTTACACGTTCTGAGTTATTAGAATTAAATAAGAAAGACGAGAATGGTCGTTTAGTAGATAGAATTAAGCAAGTTGCTGAACTTCTAAATATTAAATTGAGAGACCCTAAGAATCCTGAAGACAGAAAAGGTCTTGTTTTAAAAATTGATGATAGAAAAGGCTTAACTCTAAAAGAGTTTAGCGCAATGCTTACCTTCCGTAAGGATAAATATGATAAGCGTTATAATGATCTGACTAAAGTACAATTGGAAACCTTAAGAGATAAAGTTTTACTGCATCTCGAAAATAAGGTTAGATGGCAAGCTTCAGAGTGGGAGAAGCGTATTAAACAAATCAAAGCAGTAGCTGATTACAATGGCTACAAACTCTCTGATTGAAGGAGAACTATTTCATAAAATCACTAGAGATGAACGACAAGAAGAGTGTCGTAGAAAATGGATAAAAAATCGTTGTGTAGGGACAATAGTTGCATCTACTGGCTTTGGTACTGTAAAAGCGGGTCATATACCTGTTAATTACGATGCCGTTTCGATAGAGGAATCTTCGAAATTATTATCGAGCAAAATCGGTGAAAGCCCTATAGAGGGTAATACCGAGGTAATAGAAGAAATTAAAAAATCTTCTACACCGTACAGCATAGAGAATGAACCTAATAAATAGTCTAGTTAATAGCTAGACTATTTTCATTAGAATATAATTTCTCCACGAGTGTTCGATACCCCAACTGAAATAAGTGGGTAAAAATTTATGCGGGGCTTATTAGTAATAGTAAGAAGTATAGATAAAAAGCTATACGATAACAAGACCGAAATCCAGAACAGGACTAAACTGTATTAAAACAGTGTTAAAACACTTTCCACAATATCGAGTACTAATAATTGTGCCAACAGAAACTTTACAAAAACAATGGTGTGGTCATATAGATTCTAATGGGCTAGGATTAAGTTGTGATGTACAAATAATAAACACTGTAATAAAACATCCTGTCAAATATGATCTTTTAGTACTGGATGAGGCGCATAGATATGCAGCTGAGACTTTTGTAAGATTATTTGAAGTAGTAAAATACCAATTTATCTTAGGTCTTACAGCTACTTTTGAGCGTCTTGATGGTAGAGATAAAATATTAGCAAAATACTGTCCAGTAATTGATACTATTGATATTAATACTTGTCTTGCAAATGGTTGGGTTAGCCCATATAAAGAATATCTAGTCTTAGTAAATGTTGATGATTTAGAAGAATATGAAAAAATAAATAAAGAATTCATTTCTCATTTTGAATTCTTCGGATTCTCTTGGGAGTTAGTTAATAAATTAGCTGGTCCTATGGGTTGGCGAAATAAACTACTCCTAAGAGATTCTATGTGTAGTGATCCTAATAAAAAGTCTGAAGTATTACAAAGTATAAATTATCATGCTATCAGATTTTGGTCTACTATGCATGAGAAAAAAGCTTTCATAAATAATCATCCAAAGAAAATTGAAATAGTAAAGAAAATTATAGAAGCTAGAAAGGATAAAAAAATAATAACTTTTGCTAATAATATTAAAATGGCAGAAAAAATTCCTAATGCTACTGTATATTCTAGTAGAACTTCTAAGAAAAGAAGTGCTACAGCTATTGAAGATTTTAACTCTGGAAAGATAACTCTATTATCTACAGTAAAAAAAGCTGATGAAGGACTTGATGTAAAAGGTCTTTCTGTAGCTATTATATTTGGATTAGATAGTTCAACTACTAGAGCTTGTCAACGGAGAGGAAGATCAATCCGCTTTGAAAAAGGTAAGACAGCAGAAATATTCAATATAGTATTAAATAGAACTCAAGAAACTAAGTGGTTTTATGATTCTCATAAGGGAGATTCTTTTATAACTATAGACGAATCAGAATTGGATAAAGTGTTACAAGGTAAAGACTTTACCCCAGGTGAAAAGATAGTTCCTAAATTTGATTTTAGATTCTGAATCTATGTATTAATATCGCTCTGAAAAGAGATTAACTTAATTACAGTATGGAAGACTTTTAATTATCCGAATTACTGTATGTTTGATTTAAACATTGATGAAGAAATAACAATTTTAGAAAAATATAATATTACTCCTACTGAATTATTTGTTATTAAAGCTATAAATGCTTATATAGAAGATTATTCAGAAGATTATCTTCGTAGGTATTTGGCTATTGATAAAAAGTATGTAGGAAGTTTTATAGATATACTTAAATCTTTACAAGATAAAGGTCTTATCCTTAAAAGTTATAAAATTATTCCAGGAATGAAACTAGTTCCTGAAGAGATACCATTTAATAAAAACTTCCTAAAATGTTTAGCTAAGAGTTCCTTTGAAATGGGAAAAGAACTTAGAGAACATTATCCTAGATTTAGAAATATTAATGGATGCTTAACTAGTATGCTAGGTGTTTCTAAAAAGTTTAATAGTCTTGAAGATGCTTATAGAACTTATGGAAAGAAAATCCATTGGAATGAAGAACTTCATAAAAAGATTATTGATTTACTAGATTGGGAAGCTAATACTGATAATGGTATTATTAATTATAGCCTAGCTACATTTATTGTAGATGAAAAATGGGAAGATCTTGAAGCTTTAAAGAATGGAGACACTGGAATGGACTGTAATACTGTTGCAACTCTGTGAGTTTAGAGAGTTTTAAGAAAGAAGTAGAAAACGGTAGATTAGGAAGAAATCATGGATTAAGTATAGGGTTACCTAAACTAGAAGAAATAACAGGTGGACTTACTAAAAGTACTTTTACATTGTTGTTTGCTAGTTCAGGTATTGGTGATTAAAAAATTTCTTACAATATAATAAAATATTTATATGATAATTGCACTATATATTTAGATAGAAAATATGAGAAATTTATATATTTTCGCCAGCTATATGAGAAATCATATAGACCAATTCAGACCAATATCGGTGAAGGCTGTGATGCTAATACCGAGATAACTACAGAAACTAAAGAGTCTGTAGCATCGTAGAGCGTAGAACTTGAGCCTAATAAATAGTCTAGTTAATAGCTGAACTATTTCTGTTAGAATACAATAGTTCCAAGAGTGGTCTGCCCTTAACAGGCAATGCTGAAGGTGAATATGTACGCCGAGCTATAGTAAATAAGAAACTATAGAACTATAGGATAAAAAGCCTATAGGATAACATAACTGAAATCAAGTGCAGCCCTATATTCATATGTTTATATTCCATTAAAAGAGCACCTAGAAGATAATAAAATTAAGATTATCTTCTTTGCTCTTGAGATGAAAGAATTCTTTATTATAGCTAAACTATTAAGTACGTATTTGTATGATACTTATCATATTAGAATATCTGCTAAACAGATACTTTCTATAGGTAAAGATTATACTTTACCAGATGATATATATGAATATGTAAAATTAGGATATGAATGGTTAGAAAAGGTATATAAAAAATTAATTATATTTGATGGTGCCCATACTTCTGATAAAGTAATATCTGAAATTATGCAGGTTCTTAAAGAAGAGGGCACTTTTAAAGATGGTCATTATACTCCTAATAATCCTAAACAAACTGTTTTAGCTGTAATTGACCATGCGGGACTTTTAATACCTGCTAATGGACGCACTAAAAAAGGAGAGATTGACGAATGTGCTAATAAACTTGTAGTTGTTAGAAATAAAACTGATTTATCTGTTCTTTTCATTATGCAGTCTAATAGAAGTGTAGCTAACATGGAAAGAAAGAAAAATGAAGCTTTCATGGAACCAATGGTTGAGGATATCAAGGAAACTGGTACACTAACGCAATATTTTTATATAACTTTTAAAAAATAAAATAAAAGCTTTGATAATAATCCATTTTAGATAATATATTACTATAATATTAAAAATTATAGTATATGAAAAAAATTGAAATTTCTAAAAGTGATTTTATTGAAGCAGCTAATTCTTGCCATACTAGACAAGAATTAGCAGATAAACTAGGAGTAACTCTCTCAGTAGTTCGAAAGAGATTATCTGAATTTAATTTAAGTGCTAAAGATATTTTAAAACCTAAAGAAAAGAAAATTAATATTCCGAGTATTGGTCAGGGTATTTATGGGTCTCTTTATAAAAATCGTGCAAAGTATGATGAAGAAATGTATAAACTTTATAAAGAAGGAAAAAATGACTCTGAAATTGCTAGAATAGTTCAATTAAATCATGTTACTGTACGTAACTGGCGTATACGTAAAAATTTAGATTCAAATTTTGAATATAAACCAAAGTTTGATGAAAATAAATTTATTGATTTATATAATCAAGGATTAACTTACGTAGATATTGCTAAAGAATTAAATACTAGTAATAGTGCTATTTCAGAATATGCTAGATCTTTAGGGCTATCTCCAAATAAAAATAAAAATAGATTAAATGAATTATCTTCGGAGGAATTTCAAGTATTCTTAGGATGTTTATTAGGAGATGGGTATCTTAGAGATGAAAGTGGAACTGGAATGTTTGCACATAGTTTAAAACAAGCGGAATATTTTTATTGGAAATATAATAAATTAAGAAGATTTTGTGGAAAAGTATCTTTTAAAGATAACTTTAATGATATAAAAGGTAAATGGTATGCTTGTTTGTATACACATTTTAAAGTAAATGATGCTATGGGAGCCTATTATAATAAATTATATCATAATAATAAAATAAAATATATTAATAAATCTCTTATAGACAACATTGAACCTTTGGGTATTGCAGTTTGGATAATGGATGATGGATGTTATGACCATGGTTCTATAACAATTTGTACAAACTGTTTTACAGATGCAGATATTAAAGTTATTCAAGAAGTAATGCTTACAAAATTTAACTTGCATTGGTCTAAGCATTCAGATCAAACAATTAGACTAAGTATTTCAGATTTTGAGCACTTAAAAGAGTTAATAACTCCATATATGCATTACACTCTTATGTACAAATTAGGTGTACCTAAAACTCCGTTAAACAGGGTAAATCTTGAACAAGAGCAAGAAGTTCCTGTGCTAAACCCTCTAGAAATAGAGGAAAAAGCTAAACGACTAGAAGTGACGCTGAACTAATTTTATATTAGAAGCTATAAAATCTTCCACGAAAGCGGGGCACTGTTTAAAGTAAGGTTCGTGAGAATATGAAATAAATTAAAGATATAGTCTAAACTATACATATAAATAAAAGTATAGAACTGTGGGATAAAGAGCCCGTAGGATAATATATTGCAAGTGAGGCAGCAGAATTGATTCTAGCTGTCTATAATCCTCAAGTTGATAAACGTTCTTCTTATAGAGGATATCAAGTAAAAGAAATGGGTTATAGATTTAGAAGTATTCTTGTGTTAAAATCAAGATATGGAGAAAATCAAGTAGCTGATTGTTGTTTCTTTGATGGCATGGTGAATAAATGGGTAGAATTACCTCCCCCTTCCGAGATTTATGATTATTCTAAATACCGAGCTACAGATAATAATAATTTAACAGATAATATTGAAGATGAAAAAGTGAAAAGTAAATTAGACTATAGTTTATGATTATTGGTTTAGCAGGTTTGAGTGGTACCGGAAAAAGCACTTCTTTGCGTTATTTAGATTATAAATCAACATTTATCATTAGTTGTACTAACAAGCAACTTCAAATTCCTGGATTTAGACGTAAGTACAAGAAAGCTGAAGTTGTAAATAAGAAGCCAGTTGGAAATTGGCTTGTGTCTAATGATTATACTACTATTGGTAAGTGGTTAAAGATTATTGATAAATTACGTTCTGATATTAAGACAGTAGTCGTAGATGATGCTAACTATTGTCTTTCAAATAATATAATGGATTCTGCCCTTGAAAAGGGTTGGGATAAGCACGTTGTGTTTGCTAAAAATTATTATGATTTAATCATGGAAGCTAGTGAACTGCGTGAAGATCTTAATGTAGTATTCATTAGTCATATTATTAATGCTGGTACTGACCTCGATGAACATTGGCAGTTATATTCTAGTGGTAAAATGTTGGATAGAACCGTAAATATTGATGGTTTATTTTCTTATATTTTATATACTGAACGCCAGGTTGATGATGAGGGCAATATTAGTTATTTCTTTAGAACTAAAACCAATGGTAACGATACTTGTCGTAGTGTTGATGGATGTTTTAAAGATAAACTGATTGAACCTAATATGCAGAAGGTTTTAGATACTATCCATAACTTTGAATATGGTGAGGAAGAAGAAATCGCAGATGACCATAATGAAACCAATAATGATGACAATATTTTAAATGAAGCTAATTAAAATGACAATTAAGTCCGAGTGGCTTAATGAAGAAACTGGTGAAATTTTAACTGATACACGTGAGTTGAAGGATGATTCTGTAAAGAAGCCGTCTACTCGTAAGTCTTCTTCTAAAAAGAAAGATTCAGAAGTAGATGATACAAATCCTAATCCACTATTAATTCTTGAGGAGAATAAGTACATTCTTAATAAGGCTGCTGTTGAGGCTCTTGGTGTAGAACCAGGAGATAAAGTAGATATTAAACAGCAGAAACTTAATAAGAAAGAGTGCTTAGTTATCGGAGCTGCTGAAACATTTGGTACGCAGTCAGGTAATAAATTAACTCAGAAGAATGCAGTTTCATATAGAGGAAAGAATAACCAGAACCTTGCTGAGCATGGTAATGAGTTTACTTTTACTCCACATCCTAAAATTGATGGATTGTTTATATTAACAGGTAATCGAGAGCCTGAGATTAAAGAAGATGTAGTTCCTGAAGCAGAGGATATTGCATCAGAAGATGAATTAGATGACGAAATGGCTAGTCTTATTGACGGCAACGCAGATGATACAGAAATCTCAGATAATGATTTTAATTTCGATAATCTTTAATAATATAGCAATATGAATTTAAATTTTGGTGGTCTTGGTGATATTAATCCTACAAGTAAGAAAGGTCTTCGTCCTTATGGAATTTATCTCGTTCAGTTAAAAAGTATAGAAGTTAAGGAGGGTCAAGGTAAGCAAGACCCTAATACAACTTGGAAATCTCTGGTACTTCATTTTGAAGGAGAGCAAGGAACTTATCAAGAATCATTGTTTTATCCTAATGAAAGTTCTGCTAAAAGATATGAGGGTAAGAGAAAGGATTCTAAGGGTGTAGAATTCCCATATGTACTTCCTTCAGCATTTGAACAGCTTAAAGGTTTTATGCTGCATATTATAACAGTAGTAGGTGGTGATAAAGCTAAAGAATTGTTTATAACTAAAGCTCCTGCTTGTAAGAGTACTGACCAATTTATGCAGCTTTTCCAGGCAGTATTGACTAAGCATTGTATGAATAAAAACTTTTATTTAAAGCTTAGCGGTCGTAAGGAAAAGAAAAAGGATGAAAAGGGAATTTCAAAGGAAACTGGTAATGTATTTGCTAAGATTCCTGATATTGGAGCTATTAATAGTGATGGACAGTTCTATATCCGTGATAATTTTGCTAGCTTAGAGGAAGATAAATTGTCATTCTCTAGTTATGAGATTAAGCAGAAAGAGGATATGGAGAAGCGTAAGCCTACTACTCCTGTACCAGCAGCTGATTCAGAAGAGGCTAAATCTATTGACTCTACTGAAGGCAAGGAGGCTCAAGATGAAGACTTCGATGCTATGCTGGCAGATATGTAGTAATTATAAAGTAAGTAGTTTTTATGGAATTAGATTTTTCTTATAAACCAGATATTACTAAGGACTACTTACTTAAATATAACACAGAGGAAGCCTATATGGAGTATTATCTTGGCGTAAAAGTTTCAAAAAAATTAATTTGTAATCCTTTACGTAAAGATAAAAATCCTACGGCTTCCTTTTTTCGTAACTCTAAAGGAGAACTTATATTCCATGATTTTAATGGGAGCTTTTATGGAAACTTTATATCTGTAGTTATGACTAAATATGCTTGTAAATACCATCAAGCATTAGATATTATAGCTAAAGATTTTGGCTTATTAAAAGGACAAAATAATTATCATTCTGTAATACAATCAAGCACTTCTTTTGTTAAAACAAATGAGCCAGCAGATATACGAGTAGAAATAAAAGATTTCTCAGAAGATGAATTAAAATGGTGGGGTAAACAAGGAGTTTCTTTAGAATTACTAAATAAATATAAAGTATATTCTTGTCGTACTGTATTTTTAAATGGTAATATTCAAACTATAAAAACCAAAGATAACTTTATCTTCGGATATTATGGAGGAACAATGCAAGGTAAAGAATTGTGGAGAATTTATTATCCTAAACGTAAAGAATATAGATTTCTAACAAATTGGCCCTCTAAAAAGGTTCAGGGTTATAGTCAGTTACCTAAAAAAGGTACTTTATTAGTTATAACTAAAAGTATGAAGGATACTATGTGTTTAAGAGGTTTAGGTGTAACAGCCTGTGCTCCAAATAGTGAAACACAATGGTTATCTGAAAATATGTTAAATGATCTAAAAGAAAGATTTACTTATATAGTAACTTTTTATGATAATGATAGACCTGGAATGTTTAATATGGCTAAAATAAGAAGGAATCATCCAGAATTACTTTATTTCTTTATACCTCATAAATTCAAAGTAAAAGATATAAGTGATTTTTATAAAAAATATGGTCGACAGAATACTTTAAAATTTATAAAATATTATATAAAAAAATTAAGTAACTATGTCAAAAAGTAATTAGAATCTGAATACTGCTATTAGAATAACATATAAGAACGGCGATGTGCACGATTATACATCTATAGAGGAATGCTCTGAGAAAACTAAAATAAGTCAAGCAGCTCTTAAAATTAGGTGTAATAAATCTGGAAAAATGGCTGATGGCACTTTATATGAATGGATAGATAGCCATACTAAGAAGAGTTATCAAGCTAAAAAGTCTAGAAATAAAGGAAGTGCATGGGAAGCAGATATAATTCATCATCTTAGAGATATGGGGTATACTGAGTGTGTAAGTGCTAGAGGAGAGAGTAAGTTTACAGATAATAATAAAGTTGATCTAATTGATAGGTCCGGAAAATTACCTGTAAATATTCAAGCCAAACATACTGCTAATACTCCAGCATATTTTAAGATAGAAGATGCTTGTCCATATAAAGATAAACCATTTGTATTATGCTGGAAAAAAGCTCCGACAGAAGGTAGTGTTAGTCCAGGAGCAATAGCAATGGTTCCTATGGATTTCTTCTATACTTTATTAGAATGTTATTCTAAAAGTAATAATTTAATATAAGGGAATTATTAATCTTAGGAGTAATAGATTTTATAATAAGTATAATATTAATTTTACTTAAGATTTTTGGAATATTATTATGGAGTTGGGTAACATTAGCAGTGGTAATATTTTTATCACTCCCAATCACCATGATGATATTATTTATTATTATAATGATAATTATATATAACAATACCAAATGAATAATTATATTTTTGCAATTTGTCAGAGTAATAAAAATAAACTTCATAAGTTAACAGCATCTTCATATGAGGAAGCTGTTGAAAAGGCTAAAGAAGAAGTTGATAAGTACTTAAATTTAGACGATGATACATACGCTATTCTTGATAACAATGATAGCTGGATAAATATCAGAGCTGAATTGGCTAAGAAAGGTATTGGGGTAACATATATAAGAGATATTGAGGAATTATTTAATCTATGAAATTAAGAATTGGTTTAGATTTAGATGATACATTAAATGAGTTTATGAATCCATATTTAAAAAGATTTGGATATCCTAAGTCTGATGGAGAAATAACAAAAAATGTACAACAAGTTTTAATAAAAGACAGAGAATGGTGGATAAATCTTCCAGTAAAAAATAAAATAAACTTTATACCTGAATTATATTGTACTAAAAGAGTATGCAATAAAGACTATAGTAAAACATGGCTAAAGAATAATGGTTATCCTAATAAACCTGTTTATCAAGTCTTATATCAGCGTGCTAATAAAGCTCGGTATATAAAAGGTAGAGTTGATATTTTCATTGATGATTCTATTAGTAATTTTATTCAGATGAATCTAGCAGGATTGCCTTGCTTATTAATAGCTTCTGAATCTAATGAAAAATGGGGTCCTTATGGTAAGATTTATAGTTTAGATAAAGAAGAGATAGAATATGGGTATGAATGTATAAAAGAGTCGGAAGACTTTAACAATTACTTACGTGAAATTAAGTCAAATTTCTATTAAACCTCTGATAGAGACTTTAAGAGTTGAAGATATTGATGACAATACTTATTTCTCTAAAAAGTATAATAATTATATCTCAAACTCTAGATTATCTAAGATAAATCCAGATCAAGATGGTTCTCCAACAGAGTTCTTTGATAATTGGGGTAAGACTAAGTTAAATACAACTAGTTTGGAATTTGGTAGTTGGTTACATACTTTAGTTTTACAACCTGATGACTTCTTTCTAACAGATGTTAGCAGACCTACTGCTAAAATGGGGGCAATGGCAGATTATATTTATAAGAAAACACAAGGTATCAATGTTACTAATGATATTATATTAGAAGCATCTGATAAGTGTGATTATTATAAAGATAAAATGTCAGATAAAAAAATAGAAAAAGTGTTAGCAGACTGTGCTCAATACTGGTGTGATAGAAAAGCTTTTGAAAAAGAAAATAATGATGCTAGAACACCAATATTTACAGACCCTAAAAATCATGCTAAACTGAAAGTCTGTCTAGAGTCTCTAGATAGTGATACACAAATTCAATCTTTACTAAACCCTGAAGGATTACTAGAACAACCAATTATTGGTAATGAAATAGCTTTCCTTATAGATGTTTTAGTAGAGGCTCCAGAGCATAAACCTTTTATACTAAAAATTAAGTCTAAACTTGATAATTATAGTATAGATAAAGAAGAAGGAATAATCACTGTAAATGATTTAAAAACCACAGGAGATTTAATAAATAACTTTGCTAAAGGAGCTCTTATTAAATATCACTATTATAGAGAGATGGCTTTATATAGTTGGTTATTAACTATGGCTGCTAAGAAGAATTATAACATTGAGAATCCTAAAATTAGAAGTAATTTCTTAGTAGTAGAAACTATTCCAAATTTTAATACTAAAGTAGTTCCTATGACTAGAGAACTTTTTAATAAAGGATTTAAAGAGTTTACTCACCTTCTTAAATTAGTAGCATTCTATTGTATGCATGGTTATGAGGGATTCGGAATTACTCAAGAGACCTGATTATACTAAACTTTCCGATTTATATCGTAAATACTTTAGTTTAGGGTCTTTAGGAGAAAGTATAAATTTAAAATTTGCACTTATATCGTTACTTGGATATATGGTAAATTCTATGAAGAAGAAAAAACCTGGAGTTACTTATTATGAAGTAACTGCTAAATTAGCAGAAAAAACAGGTCTTGATGAAGATACAATACAAGCTATTGCTATCATCACTGAGGATTTTTCATATGGATGTACCGATTTTCCAACATTTGGCGTGCAACCAAAAGATATGCCAACAAAAATAAGAGAATTAATGGGAAAATTTCTTCCATTCTAAAAAAATTAATTTTTTATAATTTTCTTTTTGGAGGCAAAAAATATAGATTATATTAGCATTACAAAGATAAAGAAAAAACATCGCAGATGATTTGATAATAAGAATTAATGTTAATATATTTTTGAAAATGAGTGAAATTTTTAATTTTAAGAGTTTTGAAGTAAGTGCAGAAACAAAGGAAGCAGCAGTAGCACAGGTAGAGAAAGAGAATTTTCATATTAATGGTGATGCAACACAGGCATGGAAGAAATTCCATGAGAAGAATGCTAAAGTAACATCTAATGATGAGAAGGAATTTAAGCTGGAGTATTTGAAGAGAAAGACTAAGAATGCTCCTGGTAGTGGTTTCATTGTAACTCTTTCTAGTGCTGTTGTAAGTACACGTGAGCGTCCTTGGAAGATTGTTGATATTAAGACTGAGGGTAAGCGTGATACTCAGAAGAAGTTTGATTTGGTAGATCACGATACAAAGGAAGTACTGAAGACTTTGAAGTCTGAGCGTGTAAAGAATGAGAAGGCTGGTGAAGCAATTCTTGATAAGGATGGTAACGATACTGGTCGTGTTGAACCAGATACAAAGGTTATTCGTCCTACTAAGACCGCAGCTAAGGAAATGGCTAAGGAACTTATTAAGAAGGGCTTTAAGGGTCAGATCGATATCGTTCAGGGTAAGGAGTCTATTGGCTCTGACCCAGTAGTAGCTACTGTAACTTATACTCCATCTAAGAGTGCTCGTAATGGAAGATGGATGGTTTTTGGTTTGGAATTTTAATTTTATTCATAATTTTTAAAGTAAGGCAGGTGCTCGCGAGAGTATCTGCCTTTTTTAATTTAGATACCTTTTATTTTACTAGATACTTTTATTTATAAAGGCGTAACAGCTATCTAATTTTTAAAAAAGTATGAAACAAGCAACAAAATCTTCTTATATTAAGTTCTTTAATGATGCAATTAATAATAATCGTTCTTTAAAAGCTCAGTGTACTATATCAGGAAAAAATATAAATACTGTATATATTACAATGAGAAATCTTAGAAAGAAAGAAAATAAAGATGAAGATGATAAGAAGATATTGGAATTATATGACAGACTAAAGGATACTAAGAAAAAAGAAGTAAAGAAAGATACAGATGATGCTTCTAATACTTGGGAAATAAGAGACGAGGATACTGGTAAAATTACTGGATATAAGTTTGAGATTTTCAGAAGAAATAAGCCCGCAATCACAGGAGTCTTTACTAGAAACGAAATGAATAGTGTATATAGAATGTATACTTATTACGGTTCTGGTTTAACCCAGCAGATTGTCAGCAGATATTTCCCAGATTATTCTCTTATTGACTTTAAAAGAATTTTACGAGCTTTTAATATTACTAAAGCATCCTCTCCATTTGCCCCTCATATGTATGAAGAATATACTGAGGATGAATTAAAAGAAATGCATCTTAGGGAAAAAGAGAATGATTTCTTAAAAAGAATAGAGAAAGATGAAGTAAAGGATTTAAGAGCTTTAGTTACTAAGTTAACTAAGGAAACCTCTAAGTCTTTAAATAAGGAACTTATAGAAGATACTATTAAAAATACAGTAAAGGATTATAAAGAGCTTCCAGTAAACATTAATAATAAAGAAGCAAAATATCCTGATTTAATTATATGGTTATCTGATTTACATATCGGAGCTTATAATGCTAAATATAGTAGTTTTGTACAGTTACCTTCTTATGATGTTCCAGAAATTAAATCTAGATTATCTAGAATTGTGGAATCTTTTGTGGGACAAGAATATCATTCTGTATATGTAGTTAATCTTGGAGATTCTATTGATGGGTTCAATAAAGAAACTACTAGAGGGGGTCATGAGCTTCCTGAGATTCTTGATAATAAAGAAATTAGTGAAGCATTTATAGAGTGTATGATGGAGTTCTTTGCTACTCTTACAGTAAAAGTAAAAAGTAAAGATTTTAATTATCTCTCTATAGGAGAATCTAATCATGGTGGTGATTTTGAATGGTTAAATCAGAAACTTTTAGCTGCATATTTAACTAAATATAATGTTAAGAGTTATATTAGTAACTATCCTATTGATAATTTCATCATTGGAGATCATCAATTCCTATATGCTCATGGTAAAGATAATAATTCTCAGACTAGACAATTTCCTCTTACTTTAAATCCTCAGACTGAATTATTCTTTGCTAATTATATAGCAGAAAAAGGTATATGTAGTCCTCATATTTATGTAGTAAAAGGTGATTTACATAATTATGCTTATACTACTGGTAAGCAGTTTGATTATATATCAGTAGGTAGTATGTATGGTAGTAGTAATTATATTACAGCTAATTTTGGACATACTAAATGGAGTATTAATTATACTATTGTAAAAGATAAAGATATTTTGATGGGAACTATTAAAGGAAATAATTAATGAGAGACATAAGACTTCCAGAAATATCCGATAAATTTATAGATATTTCTGATATAAATGAGAATACTTCGGGTATTATTTTAGCATACAAATGTAATAAACCAGTTGGATTCATTGGCTATAACAATGAAGATATTACATGGGAATATTTCGATGATATTACTATAGATTGTAGTTTTAAATGTAATGAAAATTTGCTAGCATTACTAAAAGCTATAATGTCAAATAATTACGCCGATAGTTTTAAATTAATTGATTTTAAATAATGAAATATATTACTATTCCTAAAAGTAGTGATACTACTATAGACTTAGCAGCTATTACTAATAATTATAAAGGTATAATTATCGCTTATAAAGAAGGTATGGCTGTAGGAAGAATTTCATATTGCTCAGATACCGATCTGTGGTATTTTTGTGACAATATAGATAGTAATCAATTTGATACATGTAAAGGCACATTATTAGAAGTAGTCAATGAATTAATAGATACTAAACATATAGCAGATAATTTTAGATTATTAGAATTTTATACTAACAACGATGATTAGCAGAGAAGACATTTTACAGGAAGCTTTACATAAGTGTTTTGTAGAAATGTATAGATGGGCTCAACCTTCTATAGATTTGGATGAGCTTATTAAGAATGGATTTAAAGATAGTGAAGAAGATCCATTATATGCTAGACATTATTTATCTCAAGATAATTTTAATTATATAAGAGATACTTATATGTATGCATATGGTATTAAGGATACTTGGGATGATACTTTTGAAATATTAATTAAGCAACTCTTAGAAGGAGGTATAGAAGATGATTATAAAGAAGCTACTCCTGATAAACCTGCTTATAGAGATTATAAAAAAGTTCTCCCACTAAAAGAAGTTCTTACTTGTCCAGGAGAAGTTGATATTATTATTAATTATATAAAGAAATGTCAAAACTTTTATAAAGGACATTGCTATGAAACTAATAAATTTTCTTGTAGTATTGCATTAGGTCCTAGTCCCAATTGTAATGCAAAACATGTTACAGAATATTGGCATAGCCATGGCAAGCCAGAGTTTAAAATAGTAGAATATAATATCTCAGATGTTATTTACGGAGATGGAGATTTTGAAGAAGTATCTGATGAAGAATTCCTCGCTACATTAAAATGGTAACTAATGAAATTACTAAAGATAACAAGACACTACTTATCTGCTATAAAAATTCATATCCCTGTGGGCAAATATTATACAACGGGAGTAAGTGGATATATATTACTAGTGTAGATGTAAACAAAGTTAATTATGCTGAAGATACTCCGCATAATTTAGTACAAAAATTATTAGATAAAGAAATTATTGATAACATAATGTTTTTCACATACAATGGAGAGAATGCCAACTGAATTTACTTTAGAAGAAGTATTAAAAGGAAAAGCTACTAGTATTAAAGGTAAAGATTATCTTCCTACTAGAGGATATATTGAGCCTTTTCTGGAAAGAGTTCAAAAATTAACTTCTGATATTAGAGTACATGTAAAATTACCTGATCAAATCACTTATAATAAAAATGGTGATATAGATACTGCTGATTTAACTTTTAATAGAGTATGGTTGGAAGCAGTATTACCAAATGAATATCAATATGCTAATCATCAGCAGGTAATTGGTATGGTATATGGTCTAGACACTAGAAAAGCTGTTGTAAAAATGTACTCAGGTGCCGTAAATTCTGCTTGCACTAACCTTTGTGTGTTTAATCCAGACAGTTTAGTAGTTAATGAGATAGAACCAGAGACTCCGATTAACTTTAAACCAATTACAAGACTTGTAGAGCAAACTACAGAGATAGGAGTTACTCTCAGACGCTTTGCAGATACAGATTTTGACTATACCAATAAAAGTTTTGTAAATGAACATTTAGGTAGATGGATTCGTAACTGTATGTCTGAATCTATTGATAATGGTTTTGGTAAAGTAAAATTAGCTACATCAACTCCTATTGATGCTTATAAATTATTATTTGATAAAAAAGATAGTCCATATCTTCTATCAGATGATAACGCAAATATGTTTACTGTATATAATGCATTCACTCAAATTATAACTGACTCTATGAAAAAAGATATTATGAATCAAGTTGAGAAAACTTTACTAGTAAACAGTATTTTAACTTTGTAAATAATATTTTGAAATAACTATATAAGCACTATATTATTAGTTCAGTACTAGTATTATAGTGCTTATTTCGTAGATGATTTAAAATGTTAATTTATAAATGTTATTTATGGTAATAAAGAGAGACGGAATTAAAGAAGAGTTTAACAGAAACAAAATTAGAGATGCTGTACTAAAGGCTTTTGGAATTACCCAAAATTCTAGTAAAACAATGGACGAAGATATTTACAGAGCAGTTACTGAGATAACTAATTCTGTAGTAGAGACTGAAGATCAATCTATTGAGGATATTCAAGACCAAATTGAAGAACTCTTAATGGATTTAGGATATTACAACGTAGCTAAAAAATATATTCTATATCGTAAAGAACGTGAAGATATTAGAAATCATGCTACTAGGGATATTAAATTTATTCATAATTTTGTAAAGTCTGATAATACTGCTAATGCTACTATTGATGATAATAGTAATGTAGGAACTAAAGGTATTGGAGTATTAAACGCTGAAATACATAAAGTCGATAATAAACTTACTAATACAGAATGGTGGGAAAGTTTTGTAAAGAAGAGAGACCCTAACTTTAATATAAAAGTTATGAGGAATGACTTTAAAACTATTTTGTATCCTCATGACTCATCTTCCCAAGTAGGAGAACCATATTGTATGGCAGCTTCTATGTATCCTTTCTTGTTGTCTGGATTAGAGAAATTAGGAGGTAAATCAGCTGTTCCAAAGAACCTTGATTCATTTTGTGGTATTTATGTAAATCTAAACTTTGCATTAGCCTCTGAAATTAAAGGAGCAGTAGCTACTCCTGAGTTTCTGATGTATATGGATTATTTCTGTAGAAAAGAATGGGGAAATAATTATTATCTCAAACCAAGTGTAAAAATAACTACAGATTATTGTATAAAACAGAAAACTATTGGCAGTCAAATTGATCAATATTTCCAACAGGTAACTTATTCCATTAATCAAATAGCAGGAGCTAGAGGAATGCAGTCCCCATTTACAAATTTTTCATTCTTCGATAAATATTTCTTTGAAGGTATGTTTGGAGAATTTGTATTTCCAGATGGAACAAAGCCAGAATGGAATTCTACTAATTGGTTACAAAGACGTTATTTACATTGGTTAAATCAAGAAAGATTAAAATGTATTTTAACATTTCCTGTATGTAGTTATGCTTGCTTAACAGATAAGGAAGGTAATTTTAAAGATTTAGATACTTTTCATTTTATATGCAGTGAATATGCTCAAGGAAATTCTTTCTTTACTTATTTGTCTCGTAGTGTAGATAGTTTAAGTTCATGTTGCTTTTCTAAAGATACTAAGTTTTTATGGAAATCTAGCACTTCTGGAGTACATCTAACTACCTTTGAAGAATTTAAAAATCTTCCATATAAAAATATGAAAGAGAATTTTAAAGTATTTCACAATGGCTCTTGGGTAGCTGGCAAAGTTATAGATTTACCTAATCGTCCTATGTATAAAGTTACCACTTATAATAATAAAGAGTTTATTATGACTGATAATCATATAAATGTAACTTTACAAGGAGAAAAACCAACAGAACAGTTAACTATTAATGATTACTTATTATTCAATACTTCTAAGTTAAGTGCTATTCCAGATAATAATGAACATTTAACTTACGCCCAAGGTTATGTAATTGGATCATTTTTAGGTGATGGCTCTTTTAGTTCTGAAATAAATGGAGTTATCTATGATATTAATTTATCCCAAAATGAACAAAAATATAAACGTTCTAAATTTTATTGGAATCTCGCATTAAAACAAATGGGATATGAACCTAACGTGGTTTTAAAAGAAGTAGTAAATAATGTTTATCCATTAAGAGTATCTAATAAAAATTTAGTTGCTTTTATTCAAAAATGGACTAATTGGTATAGAGGAACTTATGCTTATAATAAGAAATTAAACATGAATTGTCTTCTTCAATCTGTAAAATTTAGAGAAGGTATACTACAAGGATGGTATGATACTGATGGGGGAAATTCTAACAGATGCTACACGACTTCTCCTGAATTAGCAGAAAATATGGAAGCCTTAATAACTTCTTTAGGAATGCAAAGCATTATTAATATATCAGATAGAACAGATGAAGAAGTTATAATACGCGAGGAACATTATAAAAGAAATTACCCATTATATTGTGTAAGATGGTATGAAGATGCAAATCATAGAGCTAATAAAGACAAGGAACATAGTTGGATAAAATATAATAATGGAATATACTTTAAAATAAAATCTATCGAACCATATGATTATAATGATAGAGTATATTGTATAGAATGTAAAAATACTTCTGAACCATATTTTACATTACCAAGTGGATTAATTACTCATAATTGTCGTCTTCAAAATGCCGTACAAGAAAATACATTTAATACTACTAATGGTCAAATAGGTATAATGACTGGTAGTAAGAATGTTATCACTCTTGATTTAAATAGAATTATTCAGGATTGGCAGCATACTTGGTCGGATTATAAAGACCATATTGATGTTAACACCAATAGATGTTGTTTCCCAGTAGATTGGATTACACATAAAGACTTCCAAGAAGGAATTAAGAAATATATAGAAAATATTCTTGAAAGAGTTTATTTGTATCAGTATGCTTATAACGACTTAATGCATTGGTGCAAAGATCATCATTTATATGCTGCTTATGATGCTGGTTTTATTAATCTTGATAAACAATATTTAACTATTGGAATTAATGGCTTAAATCAGGCGGCTGAATACTTAGGAATGGAATGTAATAATAATATTTATTATAAGACATTCTGTAGATTGATATTTAGTACTATAAAAGAACAAAATAAGAAACATAAAACTAAAACAGCTCAATTTAATACTGAACAAGTGCCTAGACGTGTGGGTACTATAAATCTCTTTTAATTGACTCGAAACTCCTTAGATTAAGGACAACGAGGGGCAAGCAATAATTATTATAATTATGGGCAGCCTGAGAGACTAAATAAAGAGAATTTTAAATAAATTTATTTAAAATATGCAATAGTCCGAACTCTATGGTAACATAGAGAGAGAAAATCGAAGAATTTTCTCCGTTAATAATATAATGTATATTATATTATATTATTAATCATCCTTCGCCAATAGAGGAATTAAATAAAATATTAGAAATTCCTTCTATAGAAGGAGCGTAACAGAATGGCAGAAAGCGCTTCAGTAAAACTTTATAATAGAGATAAAGCTGATGGCTATTGGATTCCTACAGATACTAATCTGTATGCTAGTTATATATTTAAACCTAATGATACACATATAAGTATACTTGATAAAATTATACTTCATAGTTCTGAATTCGCTGCTGATGAATTAGATGGAGGTTCTGCTTGTCATCTTAATTTATCTGAACATTTGAGTCAGAAACAATATGAGTATTTACTTAAATTTATGGCTAAAGTAGGTTGTAAATATGCTACTTTTAATATTCCTAATTGTGAATGTGAAGAGTGTCATTTTATAGCAAAACAACCGTTTAGTAAATGTCCTAAATGTGGTAGTACTCATGTAAGTCTATGGGATCGCATTATCGGCTATCTTACAAAGATTTCTAACTGGAGTGCTGCTAGACAACTAGAAGATAGTACTAGAAGTAGAAAGAATGAATTAGAAATTAATATAGAATTAGCACAATGAAAAGAATATTAAAATTTGAAGCAGAGTGGTGTGGACAATGTAAAGCTTTAGCACTTATTTTAAAAAGAGTATTAGAAAATCATACTGATATTACTTTAACTACAGTAGATATAGAGACAGAGGAAGAAACTACTCTTAAATATAATATTAGAAATCTTCCAACCCTTGTATTTATAAAAGATAATATAGAGGTAGGAAGAACTTCTGGAGTTTTAACTGCTGATATGCTTGAGAACAAAATTAAAGAGTTCTATGCTTAAATATGTTGATACAGCTGTTACTTTTGCAGAATTTCCTAATGAAGTTTCTCTATGTATTAACATCAGTGGTTGCCCTTGTTTCTGTGATGGTTGCCACTCACCTTATTTGTCAAAAGATATTGGAGAAGTACTATCATTGGAACGACTCCAAGAATTAATTGAATCTAATAAAGGAATTACATTAGTAGGATTTATGGGAGGAGATTCTGATCCAAAAGAAATAAATAAATTAGCTAAATGGGTTAGAGAAAATTATCCCGAATTACATATTGGATGGTATAGTGGTAAACAAGAATTAGCTGATAGTGTTATAGATATTGATAATTTTGATTATCTTAAACTTGGTCCTTATATGAAACAATTCGGACCATTAAATAATCCACATACTAATCAAAATTTTTATAAGATAGATAGAAATGCCCATATAATGGTATGGTGTACTGATATATTTTGGAAGGAGGCTGAATAAGCCTCCTTTTTTAGTTTTATGGAGTGTGCAATTTTAAATTACGGTGTAGGAAGTGTTGACTTAGTAACAGTTCCAGATGATATTAATGATATAGAAGTTTATTTATGTGATGTTCTTGGTTACAGAGAAGATGAAATAGAATTTATGATTAAAGAGGGTAAAATTAATGTAGAAGATGATAGAGACTAAACGAATAAATAATTTAGAATTTAAGGTCGCTACCTATCTTTTAAAAAATCCTCCTGAAATTAAAGCCTACCATATAAATAGATATATGCCTAATTGTTATTATGGTCATGAGTCTGATTTTATAAAAATAGATAATGATTGGTACAGAGACCCAAACTTTTCCTGGCATAGAATACATAAAAGCTGCTTTAAAAATTCTGAAACTTGTTATGCTATAGCAAGTTTTGAGTATAATAAACATGAAGGAGTTTATGAGTTTATGTGGATAGATGAAAGACCTTTAGATTTAACAGAACAAGAAGAAAAAGATTTTAAAGAATTAATTATTTATGGTTTTAATAAGTTAAATCATGGAAGTGACGAAAGTAAGTCAGATTACTGACAATCTTAAAAAATACACATATGGAGGCAAAGATTCCGACTATATAACTCTTACGGAATGGGCTAATGGAGAAGGATATGATATTGATATTAATGGTAAATTAATATCTTTATCTAATGATGAACTAGAAGCCATTAACTATTTAACACTAGTAATGCGCTTCGAAAACAAAAATAATGGATGACATAATTGTGTTAGATTATTCCAATGGTAAAGTTTATATTTATACCTTACCTAGATTACAAATGTATGATAGTGAGATAGAAGATTGGTTAGATTCTATGAGTTTTGATCTAAGCAATATAAACTGGATGGTTAATAAAAATATCACGATTAATGATGAAAGAAAGTAAGACAGAATTAGAACAGAATATTGATAAAATTATTGAAAGCTCTAGAAAAATTTCTAATATTTTTACTTTAGAAACTGCTAGATTGATTAAGGCTGCACTAGTTAATAATAAGCACTCTGAAAAGCCTGTTTCCGAATTAGAAGTTCTTCAGAAAATGGCTAAAGAGCGTGAAAAGGCTATAGTTCTCTATACAAATGCAGGTCGTCTGGACTTAGCTCGTTTAGAGTCTAAAGAACTTGATTGTATTAAAGAGATAATGCCTAAAGAACCTTCAGAGAAGGAGATTGAAGAACTTATTGCTGAATTAATGGAAGCAACAACTCTTACTATTAAAGATACTAAAGGTGTTATTGCAGATGTTCAAAGTAGATTCCCTACTGCTCAGAAGAGTACTATTGTTAAAATATTTAAATCTTTACTGTAATGAAGTTATACGGAAAATTGGATGAAGAGGCTATTACTGACATATCTTGTAATTTGAAAGCTTTTGAAGAGTATGATGATGTTTATTATACTACTAAAGAAGCTGTATCAATGTATAATGTTTACATACCTTATGAAGAAAACTTAGATGCAGATTGGCTTCCTTATAATTGTACTATCGTAGAATATGATATATTTTTCAAAGATGGTGAATACTATTATGAAGGAGAGGAGCCTGATGATTCAGTAAGAGGCGAACGAACATTTGAATATAAAGAAGGTAAGTTAGTAAAACAGGGGTTTAAGCCATATTAATATGTATTTTATATATAAGAAACAAATAAATGTAGCTAGTGAATATAGCTATAATGTAGACTCTATAGTTGAATGGTTTAAAGATTATATCGATCAAGATGATATTATAGAGGCACATGGAGGAGTAGAAGAAGTTACTGCTAAAGATATAGTAGACGATATTTTCTGTGAATCCGATTTTTGGTATGATGATTTTATACAAAATTTTGATATAGAATCAGATATTGTAGAGAATATGTATCCTGAAGATATTGCTGAACAGCTAAAAGAAGTAGCAGGAGATAAATTAATAGATTACTATACTAAGCGTTTAAAAGAACTTCAAAAATGATAAATTTAATATGGAGTGAAATTCGACAAGTATCTGTTGAAGAAGATACCCTTTACTCAGCTTTACTTTACATATATCGCACCTATATAGGAAGTGAAGACGATAGCATAGACGAGACTATTGAAGGCATTCAAGACAATATAGAAAATTATATAGAAGAATTAATTGAAGAAGCTTCCCCTTATGATTATTCTAATAGAGATATAGATTGCGAAGATATTACAGAATTAGTTACTAAAGATGAATTCTTAGAGAAATTTAAAAAGTGGTTAAATGACTAAAATATTAGTAATTTCGGATTTGCATGGTCGTGGTTTTGGAAAGAACCATGCCATAATTGGACAGGTAAAATTATATTCTTAGGGGATTATCATGACCCTTATGGAGAATATATAATAGGGGAGCCTGATAAGAAGAATCTTTAATCAATCTTAGAGAATTAGTTACTTTTGTAGAGAATAGACGTAAGATTTCTGATGTTATATGCCTATTAGGTAATCATTAGCTTCCATATTTCAATGGAAATGGTAAATGCAGATTTGATTATTGGGAACAAAAAGAAGTAAAGGAGCTAATTAGTAGTTTAAATCCTCAATTATATTACATATATGAAGATTTAACTCTTAAAGAGCCTCATAAATACTTATTCTCCCATGCAGGTATTACTAAAGACTGGTTAGATTATAATAATCTAGAATTAAAAGACTTAGATAGTATAGATATAACTAATCTTAGTGCTCTTGATCATATCCCTTATTCTAGAGGAGGTTATAATAAATATGGTTCTTGTGTTTGGAATGATTTAGAAGATTTCCAATTACAAACTCCATATAAAGGTTATTACCAAATATTTGGGCACTCTTGGGGAGGTAGAACTGAACCTTTAATTACAGATAAATATGCGATGCTAGATTGTTGTAAACCATTTGTGTTAGATACTGAAAATAATGAATTAAAAGAATGGAAATTAAATTCATAGAAACTTTAAAGATAGATACTTCTGAATATTGGGATTGGATTAGAAGTTTATTCCCTCCAACATTATCTAATGTAGAAGTATTTAATAAATGGATGCCAGAAGCTCGCATTTATACTTATAGATTTTTAAAATTACGGGGTTATAAAAATAATAACCCCTCAGATTCTGGTCTAAGAGAAGTTATAGACGATGTTGCACAATATATAACTAAATTATCTTTAGAATCATGAAAATTTCATATCAATATCTCACAACAGATGAATTAGATGTAAGTATTAAAGATATATTTGATTATATAAAATTCTTACATACTGATTCTGATATGTCTATTAAGTCCACTTTATCTTATGTGGAAGAGTGGCAATTAAATAAAGAAGAAATTATTCAAGCTTTATACGGGACTCTGGTATATGATGATGTTAGTCCGTCTTTTTATAGAACAATAGAAGATAAATTAATACCTTATTTAAGACGTGCTGATGGAGAACCCTCTTAGAACATGTTGGAAGGTTAGGAAATGGTTTAGAATTCCTAAACCTTCCATTTATTTTGGACCAATAATATCAGGATTACCTTGTAGATTTCCTAATAAATGGATTGAGCTACATAGTTATGACGTTACTTGGAAAGATAAATATGGTAATCCTAACTTTGAATTTGTTCCTCAAATAAATTTAGAATTATTTAAGAAATATCAATTATTATTAACTTTTCAAACTGATAATAATGATGTATATTGGGAGACAATCTTAGATATAATTTATTATAATAAATCTCTTAAAGACGCTATAAATAAAAATACTTGGGAGAATTGTAATAAAGAAAAAATAAACGCTTTTACTGAAGGATTTCTTACTCCTAAAGGAGAAAGAGTATATTTATATGAGTGATGAATTAATTTATATAGATAATTTCGATGGGTCTCCAGAAAGACCTAGTATGATAGATAATCCTTTTGTGAAAGGAAATAATTGGTTAAGATTTATCGAAGAAGAGAAACAGATAACATTAGGAGAAGAGCAATTACAAGTATTGCACGATATAATTGATATTATATTAGATAATTTCAAACAAAAAGACTTTTTAAATCCTATAAATTTAGGAGGAGCTGCTGGTTGTGGCAAGTCGCTTTGCACTAGCTTCCTTTTAGAGTGGATAAATACCAAAGGCTTCCCAATTAAGTTATGTGCTCCTACTCATAAAGCAGCTTTAGTACTTAAAAAGTATAATGATTATGATGCAACTACTCTTCATAGTATGTTAGCATTATCTCCTAAAGTAGATATTCTTAAACTGGATATCAGAGAATTAAGATTCTTTGCTTCTAATGATAAAAAAATGTCTATACCATATGATGGAATTGTCATTTGCGATGAAGCATCTATGGTAAGTAGTGATTTATATGATTTATTAGTAGAAAAATGTAGCTTAATGGGTACTATGATTATCTTTTGTGATGATTATGCTCAGTTAAATCCAGTAAAAGAAGATGAACAATCAAAAGTCTTTAGATGTAAACATCAATTTAGATTGACTAAAATATACAGACAATCTGAAAAAAGTGGTCTTAAAGGCATTTTACAGACGCTTAGAGAGTCTCCAATACAACAGTGGGACAACTGTGAAGATGAGGATGGAAGTCTCTTTATAGAGTCTAAATTAGAAAATTTTTGCAGAAAAGCAGTTTCGGAATTTAAACACGAAATAGAAGCTAAGGATATATTACATACTAAAATTCTAGCTTATACTAATGCTCGTGTAAATAACTATAATAAAGCTATTCATAAACTTTTATGGAATGATAATAATTTTCTTCATAAAGGAGAAATTTTAATGGCTTATGAGCTGTCTCTTATACACATCTCCGAGCCCACGAGACAGGCAGAAA